TTATCCCCTTCTTCCAACTTCTCCAAGTAGAAAATTCCATCATGCAAATGAGACAAACAAAATCTGTATCCGTATTTCTGCGTTCTTCTTACATGATCCCGCAATCTTATCTCTTCACTTTTGTCTTGTACTTTGATTTTAATACTGTCTCCTTCTTTGATTGTGTATAAAATAGTTTGAATCTCTTCTTTTTTCATCTTATAAAATATTTTAACGGCAGCACCTATACTCACGCACCACTACTGCCTTATGTTTAACAATTAAATACTTAACTCTTCAATGGTCAAGCCTTTTTCTTTTGCCCACTTTAGCATCGCGCATAATTCTGTTTCTGACTTATATTTCGGATCACGCCACGCCCATCCGAATTTATCCAGGACATGATGATATAAGTCGTCAGCCTTTGCCGTGTAAATGTCTTTGAATAAATGCTCCGAACCTTCCGGTACAAGCATCTCTGTTGTTGCAAAATCGGAATACGACAAACATCCGTAAACATATTCTGTTATTTCACTCCACGCTTCTCCGGCTTTAAATCCAAATTCTTTTACAAAAGCCAAAGTTAGATACATATTTAATAATATTGTTACATCATATCCAGAATCCGACTTTCTTTCTATTATTTTCTTTTCAAATTCCTTTAAATCTTCAGGCCCTAAAAAGATGTATCCTGATACCGACCGATAATTAGCCTCCGCATACTTCTTGCATTTATCATCATTAACAATCTTACCAATGTTAGATAACATCTTTTGCCTCCATTCATCACAAAACTCTATCCTTACATCCATCCAATCAGTACCATAATTGCGATCTTTTGGATGTCCGACCGATATTACCTTTATGTTATTCACACCATATTCATAAATGCGTTCGCCCACCTTATTCGCCCATTCCTGTACAAAAGGAATAAACTTATTGCAATAAGAATCAAAATCAAAATCTAATTCCTCCTCATATTCCGGCATCTCTTCATAATCTTGTTCAAAGAAATATCGAGGATCTGCTATTGTTTCATAGAAACTTACGTTAATGAAACAAAACTCGTTGGTTGTCGTTTTTAATATCACAGCTTTTTGTATTTACGTACATTTTTCTTGCCATAGAATCTACACATGGCACGAATCTGACTATAAAATACTTTTGTCCTCCTGGCCTCAAAGTATTTAAACATTTCTTCATTCTTTGTTTCCCAAACGTAATCCGTTTGGGAACTCATGTGATTTTTGTCCTTGCGTGAATAATGGTAATATGATACCACAACATGTTTCGCACCATTCTTTACAGGTACGATATTCACATCTATGTTATTATCTGTCATCTTATTATTGTTTTATGCATTATATAAATATAAAGAGCGCATACCTTCACAGGCCGGCGCTCCTTTCAATAAAAATGAAAAAACTAACATTAACATAAAAATCCGTTTTCTACTTCTTATGTTTTAATCTTTTAATGGCATCCTTTCTTGAGTATGCCATTACTTTAGTGCCATTAATATCAAATTCTTTTTCTGTTCTGACAATCTTTTCTCTTCTATATGTAGATTGCATTCCTTTTCCCCTTTTAGTATTTAGCACAAAGGCATCATCTCCGCACATTGCAGCTAATATCATAGGGAGCAACAGACCTCTGTATTTCATATTTTTCCTCCACAATTATTATATCTACCATATTCGTTTCTTCCATCATTCCGTATTTCAAAAATCATCTTCTTATGATCTTTGCCTGGTAACTTATCCTTAACAGCCGATATTACGCCCGCTATAGACGTGAATCCTGAATCTGTTATTGAACACAGCAACACACCTCTGTCGGCGCCGGTGCTTATCGCTGACGCCTTTATAATATCATTTTTATATATTCTCATAACTTTTTTGTTTTATTGTTTGTGAGATGCCCAGAATCGAACCAGGACCGGCACATACGCACCGGCACGCCGCGTCATCCCCTCTATGATGCAGAAATAGGCATGCCTATCCTCACGAACCGACATGCCAAAACCCAAAACTTAATTTGATGAATAAAATAGATTAACAAAAATACTATTCTAATTCTTTTATAATATCTTTCACAATATTCAGCCTTACCTCCTTCGTTTCTGGACTAATACAACCAAACCACCCATAAAACGTTCTTGTTTCCTCTGGTTCTGTGGCCATACTTATCTTCTCCTCCAATTCCGGGAAATATATTCTCACCATTTCGTCTGAACGAAACTTATAGATATTTTTATGTGTTTTGAAATACATAAACACTATATTTCTTAATGCAACACATATGTATTCCCCATCCTCTGACCTATCAATCATCTCATATACCTTTTTCCAAATGAATAATCGCTCTTCTTTTGTAAACATATTCTTCTTTATTTTTGTGGTATTATTTGACTGTATGCAGACTTTTCCATGTACACAACACTATGCTCCTGTCCAAGTATTTTCTTTGCCGCCTCTTTCTTTATCGCGCAATATCTCCCTGTACGATACGGATTCTTTTGATCTGATCCATCCTCGACTTCGATAATAAAACAGCCTCCGTCATCTATTATCTTTTTGCAATCGTCACATACTCCGCCCGTGCATATATGATGCGGCGCCTGACCTTTGATATTATTTCCTAATAAAGCAATCCCCATCTCTTCGCCACATATCATGCAGACTTCTATAGACGGATTCAATCCATGTTCCGGATGTAATGTAATGCTATCTTTCATTTTCTTTCCTCCTTTGTTTTTAATGTTGTGTGAGATCGCCGGAATCGAACCGACCTACCGCACCATGAATCCCATAAAGCAAGTGCTCCGATCTTCGCAGACGGGAGCACTCTGTCTAAAGCATAAGAAAATTAATGAAGAAATTTTTCTCACTTACGCCATAGCATCTAAAATAGCTATCATCACTATTTCTATGACAAACATAATAGAAAATATCTTAAATGCCTTTTTCATATCGCTATCTCCTCCTTTTTATTTTTTTAGTTCCACAATAAACTGTTCCGGCTCTGCTCCGACCTACGTTCCACCTACAACCGCAGGCCTTAGCCCAAGGCGCCGCCTACTCCCCCTCTATGGCAGCCTGTTCGTACCTACAAAGCCAATCTCCATCTACACAACTATCACTACGCGATAATAAACATTTATCCTTATAACAATTATCCTTATGACAATCATAAAAAAATACACCTATCACAACTGTAATCCTTAACTTCTACACAGCTAACTACCTTAGCGTATTCTATTCCATCACTACCTTCTATTCCTCTTACCACAAAAATAGAACCTTCTCCCTCCTTACTCAAATCTAAGTCAGGCGCAAAGTCATATACGTTCATGTTGTTTATGTTTTAATTGTTATACATTCCGATTGAAAAAAAATACTCACATAATGCAGTCCTTAACTCTTACCTACAGAATACTGTTTTAAAAACGCTGTAAGTCTTAATTTTGTTGGAAAATCCTACATTATGCTGTTTTAAAACGTTGATTTGTTGAATTTTGTTGGAAGAAACTATGCTGTTTTAAAACGCTGTAAGTCTTAATTTTGTTGGAAGAGAGTGCTCTCCCCCTCTCCAACCCCGGCTAATCCTCCGGCTTCCCGCATAGAACCTGCGCTCTACCGCCTCACTACCGGCATACGGAGAGCGCTACAAGCTTATACTCTGGCATGAAGTGTGGGATGTTTAGAGATAATATCATTCCATAGAGAGAATAGAGAGTCTTCAGCCCACGCCCTACCGTCTGCTCCTCCTATCCAGATAGATATTCAAACCTATAATCAAAGCCAAAAACGAAAAGCAAAAGACCATCACAATATTATACTGATCCGATCCGTACTCCAACATAGAACGAATACCAACCGACAGAAAATAAAGATCAGCTACTAATAAAAACCACCACATAAAACAAAAAAAAATACAATAAGTATGTCCGAAAATACGGGTATTATAAAGCATAACTAATTGATAATCAAGCATACCTTATTTTTAAGAAAAATACAATAAGCCCAATTTTCAATCCATAGAGACGAAAAAGGCGGCATCCGACACCATATTTTGGGTCAGAAAACCGCCTAAAGTTTCGTTTTAGACCAATTTTAACGACATTATATAGACAAAATACCGGCATTATATCCAAACAGCCTTATTTTTGTTTCGATTTGAACCAATATACGCATTCCTACCTTGTTTGTCGTCGTGTTCACTCTCAGAATATCCTACCCGTAAATAGAAAGAGTAGGATACAAAAATAGGGCTGCTCCGATATTCGAAACAACCCTATTCCTGTTTAAATACTGTTTATGTTTTCTTTCACGTATGTTCGTGATGTATGGACTTTACGCTTGCATTTATCTTTTCCTATTTCGGAATGATATGCTTCGTGAATATCACGATACAACATAAATTCACGATACGCTCTTTTCCTCTTTTCTTTAGCTTCTTTCCTGGACAGACCGCGAACATCTACCATGTAAGATTTAAATTTCCTTTCCATTTTCTTTATGCTTTAATTATGATTAACCCCAGCGGTTAAGTGCTTCAATATAGAAACCCTCCGCCTCTTTGTACTCACTTTCGCTTAATGTTTCCACCGTATCTATGTAGTTACGCAATGTTATTTTTACGCAACTGTTTTTAGATTTATTGAACGCTTCAGTTAAAGCGTTAATCATTGCTTTCTTTTCCATGCTATTATATTATTTATAATTTAGAGGTTGCTCTGGAATCGAACCAGACACGCATTCCTATTCTATACGAATTTTATGCTACAACCAACAGCCCGTAATTAGTACGTAGTTCTTGTGTACAGGCCCGTACTATGTTGTTATTATATTTTCCGTCTGCTACACAATTTAGCCACAAATAAAGGCGATTGTGTCCTTGCGTTTTGATACGGCACGTCCCTACATGGTAGGCTACATGCTTGTACCCTGTAATTTAATCTACAGCCTTGTTCTATTTTTCGTGTAATCAAGTAAGACACGTTTCGATCTGGAGATAAACCTCGTACAACGGCATGTTTTCCAAACTGTAATCACATACCTAACATAAACCATACCTATTCGGATAGTCCATGCAGTAATACCAGCCCTTTAATTGCCAACGGCAAGGGCAACGGTATGTCTATCTCCAATATGTAAAATAACTCTCTGTTTTGTCAGCTTTAGTCTAAAGCATACGCGGGACGTGCACCCACTGACAACGGCGTACAGACGCGTTTAAAGGTACGCGCCAAACCTTGTTTTTTCACTGCTGATTGCTTTCGTGTGCTAAATACTCAGATACACACTTTGCAACGGTACGAATAGAATAAGATTTGATCTTAACGGCTACATAAGTAGATTTATATTCGTCCGTCTCTTTAATGATCCATTTTGCACTACTTTTCGTTTCCAACGTTTCCGCGGTCGCAAATCCGAAAGGCTTGTACTCACTTCCATAAACTACATTATCGGAGCACCAATCAGCTGCTTTTGCCTCAATTCCTTTCTCTTTGTCTACTTTGTTATCCTTATATACTTTAGAGTATAGGGAAAACTTAATAAAGGTGTCGCCGACTTTAGGTAACATTTGGCTACATACAGCAACTAAACGTTTTTTGTCTTTGGCGAGTGCTGCCACCTTCACCGCGTATTCTGTTGGTATTTCCAACGCTTTACATACCGCCTTGAGGTCTGCACCATTTGCAAATAAAGCATTGTACAACTTTACTGCACCTACTAAATTCGAGGCATTCTCTTTGATAACAGCGTTTTGCAGCTTGTTAACGTTCTTCTTCGTAATCATAACTCAATATATTTTAATTGTTAAACAAATGATATTCAATTTAATATCCCACAACGCAGGCGATTAACAGATACAGATATAGTTAGCCCAACGGGTACACTATATAGGTTCATCATGTCAACTATGTGCTATCGCTTTAACACATTGCAAATATACTACATTTATCAATACTACAAATATATATGATATCTTTTTTTTGTTAACTTGTATTAATTTCGATTCTATTATCTGATTATCAGCAAGTTATAAAACACACAAGAGCGGTATTATACGCGTACATTAATATGTAGGATATATGCTTACTTAATTAACTTATAATCAATAAGTTGTAGTAACATATTGATTTACAATAATTTAAATAAATCGCTGATAATCAGATAGTTTGTGTATTCAAGGTAAAAACGCGTTTCCGGTTTTCCAGCGAAGGGGGTACGGGGGAGAAAACGCGTTTCGGGGGCGGGAGGTTCGTGATAGGTACCCCCTCTCTCCCATCACATAAACATTTTTTCATATCCCTCATGACATAAACCTCTTTCTCACATATCTCTCCCATCACATAAACATTTTTACCCTCTCTCCCATCACATACCCACCCACCTCACACACAACAAAAAAAAATAGGATTGATAGAAACCAATCCTATTTAAAACACGACCTTATTAATTTATTGAATTGAAGTAAGTTTATGGTTTTCAAGGAAGTCCTTAAACTGGTCACTTGATACGTCTATAACGAATCCAGCAGCACCAGCATGTCCTCCACCACCGAATCTTTTACTTACCTCACAGCAATCTACGCCGTCTTCTACGCATTCATAAAGAGAGAACCGGACTTTACCACTTGGCATGATACAAAATGGCATCAGGGCTTTAATTTTCCTACCGTCTAACCAGTCCGGTGTAAGAGAATCAAATACTTTAGAGCTAAATTCTGTAGTATTCATCGCCACGACCTTCACCTCATCAACATACGCTTCGAACGAGTACGCACTTACCTCTTGTTCGTTTTTACCAGCCATGTAGTTAATTATAGCACGTCCTTCTTTAGCGAGATCATAAAAAATAAGATCAATTTCATTGTCCTTCATATTTTCTTTAAAGTGATCATACAAATACGACAATGCTATTAACACATTCAATCGCATTTTTGATCTCAAGGCATACTGGACAGCCACTACCGTATCCCAGCCTAAACCGGATTCTTTATTCCACACATCGTAGTCTGACAAGCACCGGACGACCGCCGGCACCTTCCCCATCAGCAGGTCGGCAGCAAGTGCGCACGCACCGACACCGACTCTCCTAAGCCCTGGAACAGTAAATCCCCATGTCTTACTATCTTCGATAATTCCCTTATGGTGATCTATCCACATCAGGCTCTTTCCTTCATCAAGCCACTTTTTGAAAATCGTTTTAGAATCGACCCCAAAAGACACGTCAAGAACGTAAACAACATCTAAGTCACTCACCTTGCTGGTAACTTTCTTAACATCATCTTCATACGAATACGGGATATAAACAACATCTCGGTCTTTACCGTTTTCGTACATGGTTGCGATGGCTGCCGATACAACGCCATCTAAATCTGATTTATGATAAACTATTGCTGTATTCTTTACTTTCATAATATGAGATTATAAATTTAAATCAAGATCCTTACCAACAAACCGAGTAACATCCATATAGTCAATACCAGCATTCTCAGCACATACCTTATCCGAATCAGAGAACTGCCCTGGCAGACCACTGGCGTCCCCGACCATCAACGAACATCCCTTAAGTTGACTAAAGTTCATACCACGCATTACCGTGTCTTTACACTTCATAAGAATATCATCAATCATGCCCGTGTTAGGCTTCCTCATCGGATTTTGTTCGTCATTTGAATAACACAACCTTTTTTCATATAGGACACCTCTTATGCCTCTCTTTACCGCCAGATCATGTACGGACCTCAGTACGTATTCTATCTTAGCTTCAATATCAGCTCCAGAAACAAACCCAGCTTCTACTCCTCCTTGATTGCTTACGATAGCAAATACCTTAACACCGTTCTCCTGCATGAGGTCAAGAGCCTTATTCACCACATCCATCTTAATCCTCATATCTGTCAAGTCTGTAGCGAACGTATTCCCAGAAGCGGTTTCTATAAGCGTTCCATCAAAATCAAACAATAATATTCGTTTGGATTTTATATCAATATCTTGTACCATATCATTCTCCTTTTTCAAACTTACTTTTCTTAATCTCTCTCGGAACCAGGCAGAACACACCATCTTCGTCCTTGACCTTCACAATATCATAAACCGCATACTGATTATCACCGATATCCCAACCTAACGAAGACAGTATATCACGGAGGTAAATACGTCTATATTTCTCACCTTGTTCATTTAATAAAAACGATCTCTCGTCTTCTACCTTAGAAGGAGCTATATACAAATTAGAATCCAATACCCCTTTAAACTCAGCTCCTTCTTCTATACCAATCAGAACCGCATCTTCGATACCCATCCATTTCAGGTTATCTACCGATATGGTCATAATCCGATCTTTGCTAATAGAAAGCTTTCTGATTTTAGCTTCTTTTGTCTTAGAGCCTACATAGACCTTACTGCTTAAAAAGTTTATCTTCATGATATAATGTTTTTAAATTGTATCGCAAATATACGTAATAATATCAACAATACAATTTAAAAAACAATTAAAATATGATATTATAATACGGGTAATCTTTTGAATTGCCTTGGAGCCAATTCGGATATGGTTCCGTGGAAAGCAAGACGAGAACCGTAGCTCGAATCCATGTCCGACGCATTGTAAGCCGCATCCGCCACGCCGCCAGTCGGATACGAGCGGTAACCGGAGCGCGCCAAAACAAGGGAGCTGTCTGATGTCCGACTATAGTAATCTGAATAATGCGTGGAATCGCTACCGCCAACTTGTGTCGGCACCACATCAAAAAACGGACCATTTTCGGCTGCTATATTTATTATCCAACCGCTGAAAGTCTCGGCGTTCACATTGCGAGTCGAACCGTCCGGGTCGGTGATTTTCCAAACTCGGTTGTTTATTTCTACACCTTCAACCCATTCACAGATACCGCCAAAAACCCCTTCAAGTCCTAAGCCGCAAACGTACTTTGAACTTTCGTTTTTGGTATCCGCACCGCCGGTTGCGTTGCTGCTTCCCGTTGTTGTAGCCGGGCTACTTCCTGCGCCACCGGGTCCTAATACGCCTTGTAGGTTACGTGTTTTATACTTAGCATACAACATCATAGCAATTACACAATGTTGTTGAAAATCTATCACCTGGAACCCGGTGCCACGCGCTTTTGCGTAACTTCTGAAATCAGATAATGATACGTTCGTCGTAGGAGTAACATCACTCCAGCTATATAGTCTATTTGAAGACACATATCCTTTATATGCTCCAACAAGAGACGCGGGAACATGAATGTAAGTGCCATCGATATCATGATCAGCAAAATGATAAAGAAATCTATTATCATCCACCTTATACCACTTATACCAAAATTCAAGGAAAACGACCATCACATCACCTTCTTGTCCGGTAAGGACAGCCGGACTACCATCAATATAGAAGTTACTGTCGTTATCTTTTAATCTACATACAAAAACCTCTCCTCCTCCCATAGCACTCTTGCAAAGAACTCTATAAAAGCCACTGGTAATCAACCTATATAAAAAAATCGCTGTCTTCGCTTATTGTTATATTAGCCGGATCTGATACAGATTTATCAAAAACCATGAAATTATCAGTAGGGAGATTACCCTCCCCTATTTTGTTAAAAAATCTTCTTCTCATGATTGTCTTATTTTGGGATAAAGATAACTTTTAATTTATGAATATGAATAATATGATTTTCGTATAATAAACCTATTTTTGTCAAGATATTAATTAACTACAAAATTATTTATGTCATGGCAGAATTGAAAATAGGTTTTGTAACCTTCAATCCGGGATCAGGTGATGGTGATCAGGCAGTCACCGTATCAGGTGAAAAATACGGAGGTCGTGTACAGCGCACGCAACAAGTAGAATTTGGTGCCGAATCAGGCGGTGTTAAGAAAGCTGCTACCATCAACCAAGCTGCGGCAGCTGAGTTTGTAAAAATAGATCCTACTGCATCAGTAGGAAAAGGAGGTGGTACTGTAACGATCAACGGTACAAGTAACTCAACTAAATTAACGTTCTCTTTAACTCCGGACGAGACTCATCCTCTGACGCTGGAAATACCAGCCTCCTATCAAGCAGCAGGCAAGGCTACCAACAACGGCGCTGTTATTGCCAACGACCCTGGCGCAACAGGATCTTTCACTTTCAGTATCGTATTTTCCGGTATTGCAGCGAACACTGATATAAACGATCTGGTAAATACTCTTAAGGTTACGGCCGCTGGTGGTCAGACAGCTAATACAGTTATTACCCAGACAGCAGGTGATCCGTTCTTGGAAATAGACAATGAGGTAATTAACTTGGATGCAAACGGTACTCCTCAGACTATCAATGTTAATTCTAACATCAGGTGGACTATCACACAAGCTGTTTCTAAGTTGGTAAGGAAAGTAATGAAATAACAATTACTTACAGAAAAAGAAAAGGGGCGTCTATTTGGCGTCCCTTTTTTCTATGCATTGTATGTAGTATTTATCTTTTTGCCTACTGACAAAAATCTTTTTGAAAATCATCTGTTTCCTGATATGGACTCTTTTACCGTCATCTAATTCCCTCCATATTTCATTAAAAATCGAATCTATTAACTCCATAACCTTCTTATCGGAAACGAGATTCTTTCTACCGGGGCTAACCCATCCATCATCAGTCATCTTACCGGCTATCCTATTAGCTATTCTACTTAATTCACGTGGGGTGCTCATTTCAATCTGTTTTTAAATATTCTACCTTTTTCACACTGAAGTATGCAGTCTCTCATGGGATGATCTTGTTCGTGATCGTCGCACATCGGAAATTCTTTTCCATAGGGGAAAGCAATGTGCGGGCACTGCGCCCTGAACGCATCCCAGGCCGACTTCCTCACAGCCTCAGCCCCGGCACGAACGCCCTTCTCTCTTTCCTTGGCCGGGTCAGCATACACGTTTGAAATAGCTCTTTTCTTCCAAGTGAGCATATTGTAGTAAAACTTATCCACCAGTTTCCTACCCACTACATCAAACTTCTGTCTATGAATTAAAGGTGCGACCTTAACGACGTTCTTCCTATTTTTACTAACATCGACATAAATCAGCCCGGCATAAGACGGAACTTCACTTACGTCAATCATATTAGGCGGACAGGCGTAGTAGAAATAGTTTGGAGGATAGCTTATGACACCACCTACCTTAATAATGCCGTCTTTAAGAACCTTATGTTTTTTATCCTTTTTGAAGTCGTTAAAGAAATCTTGTTTAGACATCTTGACCTCTACTTCATAAGCGTACAACGATCTTGTTATAGCCAGGAAGTCAGATTCCCAATCGTATATATGAAGATTGTTGATAACATACATCGGATTACTTAACAGATCCCTATTAAGGATCTTAAGCATTTGTTGCTCTGGGTAGTTCATTGTCTTACTTTTTTTAGAGGCTTGTGGCGGAATCGAACCGCCATACGAGGTTTTGCGGACCCCTGACTAAACCACTCATCCAACAAGCCATGTAGCCCATGCCTGAATCGAACAGGCAACTTTTGATTAGGACTCAAAGGTTTTATCCATTAAACTAATGGGCCATTTAATGTTTGCTATGTTCACACACCGCAAACACTGAGATAATTAACATTTCCACAAAAACTTAATCGTTATCCAAGGAGGATTCGAACCTCCGCTAACAGAACCAAAATCTGTTGTGCTACCACTACACCATTGGACAGTGGTCCCGGAGGGATTTGAACCCACGATCTCGATGTTATGAGCATCTTGCTTTCACCACTAAGCTACAGGACCTTAAAAATATGCAGGAGCCTTCACAGACGCCTGCATATAACAGCTAAATATTAACCAATAATTATCCTAAAAACTCTCTCAACGCAAAGTTAAGTACTAACCCATAATATGGCAAACATTAAAATATAAAAAGGATTAAAATACCTACTTCTTTTTTTTCTTCTTCTTTTTAGTGTCTTTTACTCGTTCAGCTTCGTTTTCGGGCTCCACAATGTCACCGGCTTCTTCCTGAATCACATCTGTATCAAGAAGCGTATTGTATTTCACTTCTTTATTTTCATCAAATTTCTCCGATTCTGCCACATCCTTATCTGACTCCTCATCTTTATCCAATTCCGGCTCAGCGACATCGTTTTTGTCTTTACCGATTATACCTATCTGGTAGCCTCTTAATTCTACTTGCATTAATTTCAACTTCGATTCTAACTCCTGTATTGCCTTGGCTCCAACCGAAACCTCATTTTCCAAATCTCCGATTCTGATCCTGGCTTCAATCAATGCATTTGATTTCTTTTTTAATTCAAATGATATACTGTTTTTCTTTTCTTCCAAGTTACTGATTTTGTAATTAGCCTCATCAAGATCGAACTTAGCTTTGTCAAGATCAGCCTTGGCCGCATCAAGTTCTTCCGTTTTCTTCTTGACGCTTTTTATCAGCTTTTTCTGATTTTCCTTCAAGGCGTCAATCTTTTCCTTAGACTCAGAAAGATCTTTGCCAATAGATAAAATCTCTTTATCCTTTGAAGCGATATCTGACTTAAGTTCGGAAATCCTTTCCTTGTAAAAATCAGCCTTATCCTGCATTTCCTCAATTTCTTTTGCAAGATTTTCGGATTTAATAGCTTTCTCCCTGTACATTGACAGCTTGCTGTCTGTGATGAATGTAAAACCTAACATGCTCATTTTCAAAATATTTAAACATTACTTAACTCCAGAACTACCAAGACCTTTTTCTCCACGTTCATTTCCGTCTTCTACCTCAATATCTGTCACTTCTTCCAATACCATTTTGTATTGTGGAACGATTTCCATCTGAGCTATTCGATCGTTTTTATGGATTACGGTCGGTTTTTTATTGACTTTAGTAAGATTGACCATATACTCTCCTTTGTAAGTAAATTCGCATTTACCGGGCGCGTTAGTAACTACCACCCCCTCGTCAAAAGAGAATCCTGATCTTCCTTCCACATTCACACACCATCCTTCTGGGATATTCAACTTGAAGCCGGTTCCGATTCTAACAGAATAACCTTGATATAAGGTGATTGATTCAAAATCGGAAGGAACATCTATTTCCACTCCCATGTCATTCACCATCTTCACCACTCTATATGCACGAATATCACAACATGCATCACCATCATGTTTGTATTCAGGTGCAACGACATCAGGATACAGTTTCTTAATACCTACCTGAATAGTCTTCTGATAACCTGGAGTCAAATACGATTCAGGTATTTTATTAACGACCTTATCTTCTTTTTTATGTTTGTTGTTCTTTTCAGAAACAGCATCCTTTTTGTTATCTTCTTTTTCAGAAAGAAGTCTTTCAATGTCTTCTAACTTGTCCATGATCATATTTTTATAGTACAATAAACAATACTTTCTTTTTTTATGTCCTTCGTTGATTCATAGCACTCACGAAAAGTACTTATGTCTGCATCATTAGGATCATCGACCCACTCATCTCCTTGCTTATATTTTTCTCTGGTTTCTGAGTAGATCATACATAATTTATCCCCATGCTTCGCCATAATCCTTTCTTCTGTCACTTTCCTACGAAGTTTAATAAGGGGAAATCTTGTAACTATTTCTACCATCATTCTACACAATCTTTAAAAGCCCAAGAGATGTTATTCTCCTGGGCTGATGTTTATATTAAAATGGAAGGTCATCTTCTTCCATAGGAGGGAAGTTCGGCATCTGCGCTTGCGGCTGCGGCTGCGTCTGATGCTGAGGCTTAGTGCTCCTTGTGGTAGGTGCCGGGGCAGGTGCAGCCGGATGAGCCGGGGCCTGATACTGAGCAGGCTGTTGAGCAGGCTGTTGGTAATTCTGATACGGAATAGCACTCGGAACAGACTGAGGTTGTTGAACCTGTTGAGGCTCTGCCGGCTGCTGGGGATAAGTCTGAGGAGCTGTAGGCTCTTGCTGAGTATTTCCTCCTAAACCTAATTTAGCCATTATACCTGCTCTTATATCTTTAATAGAAGCATTGAACCTGTTTGAATATTCAGTAATCTTCTGATAAGTAAAGTTGTTTTGAGCTGAATAATCGAGGCTTTTCTTGCCATCAAATCCTGTAACTTCAACAGGGTCAGGCCAACCATTTACGCCTTTTTTATAAAAACGTTCAACAAGCTGATCTTTTTCTCCGTCTACTCCGGCATATGCGATAATAAGCTCCGAAGATCCAAACTCGTCATCTTTCTTCTTCTTAAAGACATTGAAATAAATTTCACGACTGAAATCGATGTTTTCGTAGTATTTTACGAAGCTCTTAACAAAGCCCTTGATATTTCCTTTTTGATTGACGAGAGGTATGGAAATACAATAGTTTTCATTAAGCTCGTAATCTTTTAATACGATAAGGAAATTAGTAACAGTATTTCCATTAGAGAAAGAGCTTGACTTTAACCCGATGTAGTTAATGTATCCAACTACTCCATTATAATACTCTTTCCAATATCCCGCCGGCTGACCGCTATTAGGATTTATGTGCTGAACAAAACCTTCTTTTGGTTCGTTACTTTTTTCATACAAGTTACCATCTGAATTAATATACAAATAATAAGTTGTACCAAAACTTCTGTTTTCTCTAAAAGCCATATTATTAATTGTTTATAGATTATACAATGTTTGATTTAAGACGTATGTTGATTCGTATTTAGGATTGAACATCTTTATCATCTTATACTGATCAGACCAATCCATGACAACATCTCCTTTTATAAGTGATTTTACGGAAGACAGTATATTTTCCTTACCGATAGAAAAATTAAAACACGGGCCTTCAAGCGCATTCAAAGGCATTGATTCTATTATCTTTTTTCTATTTCCAAAATCCTCAGACATTACCGTTATGCCGTTTTCTTCATCTACCTTAACATTGACAACATTATCCACTAAAGTCATGGAATTAAGAACAGATATAAGCAAATCCCTATCAAACTTAACCCTCGACGATTTTTCGAATTTATTACATACGTATTCGTAGTTAGGATACTGTTGTTCTACGTTCATATCCGATATAATCACATTATCAAAACATAAGAACGTCCTAACACCATCTGTGGAAATACTGATCTCCGTATCCTTATCAGACAGAAAGCGGTATAAGATGGAAGCCGCGACCTCACTTAACATAATCGACCTTTCTTCTACTGCATTAGCATACTCTTTCCTGTTTATAAACAGACGGAACATATCAGTAGAAACAATGTCAATATAGTCCTTCTTCACATTAAGAAGAATCGAGCATATAGCCGGTCTAAATTCATCCGATCCAACAAACGCAAAAGATCTTTTCATAGACTGAATGAAAGACGAGCTCATAACACGAATACCGTCACCTACAGGATAAAAGAAATCAGGGAAAGCCTTATCCTCAATCCAAGTAGAAGAAAAAGATCCTCTATCGTATTTAAAAACGATACTGTAATCGTTTTTAATCTCTATCTCTATATCCTGGTTATGATTTTTAAAAAACGAAATAAGAGTCCCGGCATCTACTAAAAGAGAAAACTTATGGTCACAAGAAATATCAGTATTCACATCGAAAATATCATCCGTATATGTTATACGTTCGTTCATGGCTTGTATCCGGATATGATCAAAATATAAAGTAATTTTTATATTCGATGTGACACAATCCTTTAGAACCTTATCAAACATCTTTGAAATGTTTGAAAGTTTCTCATTCATTAGTATGCCAGGAACTCTTACTTTCATTTTTTAAAACCTACGATTATGATTATCTAACACTGCAAATGTATTATTTTAAAATCTAATTTTGAATTAATTGGATTTAAAATGATTTAAAATAGATTAAATTGTTCTTCTTGCTGCTTCTGCTATAAGCATCGCATCAACTATACCGTCATGGGCTGTCTTACATCTTTCGTTTTTAACGAACGTATCGTTTGGCCACAGCCTTTTAGCGCAAGCCAATGACGTTTTCTTAGTATTTACCTTACTGGCTTCCATAACCTTATCAGAATGCGTCCAAACCAATTTCTGCCATGTTTTAGGGGCTATGAAATTAACGGAGCAACTTATGTCCGTAAATGCCATGCAGAGGGAGAGGAACAGCCCATGCAGTTGGCCTTTGTTCTCCATGAGGGAGGCTGTAGAGGATGTGCTGACCCCGTACAGTGCGTGGACGTCCTCTATGACAAATACTACCCTATCAGGATTGTTTTCTACGATCGTATCCCGGCAAAAAACATATTCTTTAGTCAAGTCTACTGGTCCTGAAACTGATATTCTTGGAGTGGAGATTCTTGATATTAGTTTGCTATCCTGATCGATGCAGGCTATGGCTCCATCTTTTCCCGGGTCTGCTGCTATATATAATACCATAATATATCAATTTAGATTCATGTCAATTTTACCAATGCCGTCATCATTGTCAAAACCGCCATTGTCTGTAAGTTCGTAATCAATAGCCACAGCACCGTTACCAAGAATGTAAAATCCTTTAAACATCTTTCCTATCTCAATAGGATACACGACATTTACGTCCCTTCCAATATCCTCAAACGGCATAGCGATATCTTCTGTTTCAGCTTCTTTTTGTTTTGCTAATACCCCAACAGGTATATTTTCACCTTTTATAGATGCGTATGTAACCATATACAGAACATCGTTATTAACAAACGCCCTATCACTACTCACCTTATCCAAGCTGACATATATAATATGTTTTATAAAACTATTGATATCTCCACATATGTTAATAGCCTCTACTTCTTTAGGAATAACGACTTCCACTTCTTCTGGTTTTATATTTTTCTTTTTCATTGCATTAATTTTTTTGTGTTTTGTTTTACTTCTTCAACAAGATCCTGATCTTTCATCATTTCCTGCTTAAGTTTCTCATTCTCCTTAATTCTTTTCACCCTATCGGCAAGAATCTTCTTATATTTCTTATCCGATATTTTTATAAACCAAGGACAGTTCCTTGATGGAATCCTTTTACATGGATAATCAGTTAGACCATTTGGTCCAAGCTGCTCACATCTATTACATTTTTCTTCGCCTGTCATTACACTATATTTTAGGGAAATATTCTTCAAGTTCTCTATAAGAGCACTCTACTACAACAGAATCTCCTTTAGGGAGAAATACTAAAATAGAATCGATAGAAAAAACACTATCTACTTTTCTTACAAGTTGGCCATGTTTGTAAGAAGACATGACCAACCTAATTCCATACGCATCATAAGATCCTTTCCTACACGGAAGTATGTTTTCAACAACATAATCAAAACCTCCGATATTAACTTCATCGCCGGAACTGATTTCCATAATAGGAATCATTTTGGCTCTTCTATCTATGCTTATTTTCATTTCGCAACCTCAAATTTGATTTGCTCCTTTGGTTCATAATTCCATACCTCAAAATCATCAGCTACAAAATCATAAAATCCTTTCCCTTCCATACGAGACGAGATAGTAACCTGCGGAACCGGGCCGAAAAGAGAGCGACGGAGGAGCTCGTTTGCCTGTTCTTCGTGACGGTCATACACATGCATATCTTGGATGAAATGAGTGAAAACTGCGGGCCTTAACCCGGCGTCATGAGCAAACATCATCATCAACGCCGCATATTGAGCTACATTCCAGTAAGAAGCTGTAATCATATCCTGGCTGCGCTGATAAAGCGTCATATACAACTCATCTCCTTTAACAGATAAATTAATCTGGAACGCGCATTCTTGAAGAGGTTTTAGTCCATTGGTTTCAGGATCGAACATGGATGCTACTATTCTTCTTGACGAACGATCATTCTTGAGTGACCAAAGAATTAAATCTGTTTGGTTAAGAAAACCGTAAAGACCATCATGGATATCTGTCATACCATCTGGAGCTTTTCCGGTTCCCATATAAACATGTCTGTTCACCATATCTCCATAACATCCTTCTATCTTTCCATTATCATCAGCCCACTGATCCCAGATATGAAGACCAAGATCTTTGACGTCTACCGATCTTTTTTGCCAAATCCACAATATTTCTTTTATGGAGTTTTTAAGATTAGTAGGTCTAAGTGAACCAAGAGGAAATTCCCGACGAAGATCGTACTGGTTACATACTTGTAGGATGCGCTTCACCTTGACGCCTGTCCCGTCACCGTAGACCGGTCGCTTTACCTCTTCCCACGGCTGGCTCATTATAAGAGCCAAATTGTCTTGAAATATTTTATCTACTCTTGCCATATTCTTATTAGGTACTTATATACTATAGTATCACCATCTCAAGGTTATGCCAACAAACAAGAATCATTAAAAATTCTAAGAGGAATGGTTATAAAGACGATTAATTTCTTCTTGTTCTAAACACGGACCACCTACAACTTTCTCTGTCGCTTTTCTTTGTCTAACAAAATCTTCAGCTTCGGAAAAAGTTGTAGCATAAATATATCCACCATACTTTTCTCCATTGATTTCAAATTCTGTCACAAACTTCTTTTGTTTTTCTTCTTTTGTTTTCATAACTACATTTTTTTATAAATTAAACTCTGCAAAATCTATTTCAGATCCGGTTGACAAATTAATCATTGACTTTTCAAGCTCTTCCATTGGAACCGGTTTCACAATACCTCCATTACCAAGAGTCTTTTTATAGAAGTTTATCACCACCTGATCGATGGTTTTTACCGTCTTAGGAATAGGTTGACGAAGATATAATCCATCAAGAGACTTTACTCTTGAAAGAGCCGTATATAGCTGTCCTGTTTCAAAAGAATTAGATACATCCATCATAGCCGCATCCAATGTCAGGCCTTGAGCTTTATGGATCGTGATAGAATAACCTATTTTTATAGGATACTGAATAATAGCTCCTACTACTTCAGATTCTATCTTATATCCGTTTCTGACGTATTTTACTTTCTCAAACGAACATGGTGTTATAACAACCTTAGTATGCTCATCATCCTTTGGTTTATCAAGGACTACTTCAATCTCCCCCTTTTTTATAGATAATACAGTACCAAGAGAGCCATTGAAGTACTCTCCTCCGTTTCTTGTTATCATAACTCTTGATCCTTCTTTCAAGAAAAGAGTTTTTTCAACCGGAGCATCTTTAGGATAATCACCGTTTATAACAGCTTCTAATTTTATTAAAGAGCCTGGTAACGATGATATTCTCATTTCGTTAATAGCCGTAGCTTTTGAGTTGGTAGTTACAATCTCAACATATCCTTGATTATTATCAGACTGAATACATCTGCTGTTTATTGTATCAAATACATCATCATCCATCTGCCCTTCACGCACCTTATTAAGGACACTAATAAACTTCTCATCTTTCTGACGGTATATTTTTTCAAAAGAAACCATTTCCATACCAGAAGCCATTAGAGACTTGGAGCTAAAGAAGTAAGATGTATCGTATATTTCTCTAAAAAAATCCTCCTTAATTACTGGCGGAAGTTGAAATAAATCACCTACCATAATAAGTTTCACGCCGCCAAACGGGTCCTTGTCTCCTCTTGCATGACGAAGTATATCAGCTACGTTGTCAAGAAGATCAGGGCGAACCATAGAAATCTCGTCTATGATAAGATACTTTATATTCTGTAAAATCTTTTCCGAACCTCCGTTGAATTTATATTCGCAGTTATCCATAAACGCACCTTTTCGTATTTCAGGTATATACGGCTGCATTCCTATTCTAAAAAATGAATGAATGGTTTGACCACCTGCATTAACAGCAGCAACACCTGTAGGAGCTACAACAACCGCATTTTTTAATGCCGGTATAATACGCTTAAGGAAAGTAGTATTATGAGTTACAATATAATTATCTGTTATATACAACTCGTCTTTATTTGATACTTTTATACATACGCATTCAGAATCATCTACCTTTTCCACGCTTTCTATATACCTTGAAACTCTTGCCGGATTAGGAACATATCTTTCTTTTTTTCTTTTTAATGTAAATACATTATCGTACATTTTTATTCTTACGGTATATTCATACACGTATTTCTTATCAGGTCTAAAAAGCGTATTTATCTTAGCTATTCCACCTAACGACTGTACAAGATCAACAATGTCTTCAGCCAATCTCTTGCTTGTAGTAGAATACGTCAATCTATTTCTTTCTTTCGAGCATGTTCCATCGGTGTCCATTAAACCATTTAACAAATGCATTCTCTGATCGATACTGCCAAGTTTATATTCTTCTGGTATAAATTTATACCCAGACGTAACATTTAGTCCTAAATCCTTTATCCTATTTATAAACCCACCACCTTTTGTATGATTTTTTTGAATCACACTGTATTGAGGACATGTGATGGCTGGATGTTCCTTTTTTTTACTCAATAGAAAATCTTCTCCAAGAAATGACTCTACTCTATTTCTTATTTCTACATCAGAATCAGAACAAGAAAAAATAGCCATATTACCATTTAAACTCCCATCACCTATAAGAACTCCCAATACATACGGATGTATAGAAAATTTCTTTTCTTCATATTCTATAGGTCGGCACACTGGAATTTCATATCTTAACGGCTGTTTTTCACCATTTTTTATTTTAACATTCTTCCTGATACCTGTACTTATAATTTCTTTTAGTGTACTGCATCTCGAAAATGGAGTTTTACCATAATGACTGGATAATCTATATGACCACAAATGCTCTTCATCGCAATATGTAAAATAACCATCATTCATAGTTACCTTATATACAGGTCTAATTCCCTGTGGATACACACCCAATACAGTCTGTTGTTTACCATCTGCGCCCATAACTTTATCACCAACCTTTATATCCCCCATATTCTTAAAACCATCTGGCGTTAAAATTTTAGCATACAAAGGCTGTGCTTTTCCACTTCCTCCTTTACCGGTTATAAACAGCGGTTTTGGTGACTTACAAATAGACTTAATAGCCTTTCCTTGTGCGACATTACCTTCGGACATAACTGAACGAAGAACGCACTCCATGATTTTTTTGTCGTAACTTATAGCCATATTTTTTCTGATTTTGTTCTACAAAACAAAAGTATGAAAATAAAATAAAACCTAAAATATAAAATGAATTAATTAGGATTAAAAAGAAATAATAAGTTGGATAAGTAGTTTTAGATCAGACAGTAATATGATTTCGTATAGATATGGTTATGGCATAGTGGTGGCTAACGGGTGTTTCCGTCGATATTCTACGAGATTATCGTTTTTCGGCTCTGTCGGCGACTACTAAGAACAGACCCTCTCTCAAGTACCAAACATTACAATGATGAATACTGAGATATAGGATAAAGATAGGTATCATTATAGAATGATAGCTCTTCAAATGGTATATCCTTGAATACAGATTCACCATCTAATTCTTTATCATTGTCTACTGTTATACTAATATTAGGTAATGATTGGGCAGATATATCCATATTCTCTATCTTTTCCTTAAACTGTTCTGCCTTAACATACGTATAGATGTCTTCGCTTACCGATCCCACCGCTTTAGCCATCTCGCCGGCGAACTCAGCATACATATCCCGTACCTCATTAAAACCTGCCTTTTTGTCAGGAGCGGTATTGTTATAGGTTTTCATTCTCCTACTTACTCTACCGCAGACACCGGCAACGGACGTCCCTACCTCAGCACAGCAGGCTTCCGCATCAGCCAGGCCTGCTTTTACTGTGGCTATCTTCTCCTTACTCCATCCACTAACCTTGTCGTATGATTGTTTAAGACGGTTTAAGAACATGTCCATTCTGCGCTTCTTATCTTCTGCTATGATAGCGCGATAGTACTTTCTTACAATCTGGTTTTGTGTACTTCGCTCATATCCGTCCCAGAAGTCTTTGTGCGCTTCTTTAGCCATAACAGAAGCCAATGACCTTGCTTCTTCTTCTTTTGTCTTTTTACGATCTATGCCAAGAATTTCGCCATCTTCGGAAACAACTTCTTCTGCGTTCAGGAAACGTAGGATATGAGTATTGTCTTTTAAGAAGAAATTGAAATCGTCTTTCTTACTTACTTTTTCTTTCTCCTCTTTCTCTATATCCTTTTCTCCAAAATACCATCTGTTTGTTGCTCCTTTTTTGTACAAGGTCCAGGTATTTGCTATTTGCCAGAAAACGGCTCCATGCCTATATACCGGAATTAGCTTACCTATTGGGTAGTTATGTTCGTTTGCTTCAATGTAAGCACGAGGATTATCTACGTATGTTATAAATTGTACGTTTTCGAACCTTTTTACGAGCTTGTCTTGTATCGCCATACTGACAAGCTCTTTCGCTTTTGTTAGTCCTACATTCAAGTACAAGGCAATTGTTTTATTACTTATCGTCGAATCAATTAATCCATAATACGAGTGGCTTCCGTCTACGACATCCGCCTGAGAGTTTGTCTCTCCACTGTTCAGTACAGACTCATTGTTTCTGACTAAATTAACAAACATCGCCTCTCTTATCCTGTCAAGGACCTTTTCATGGTTTGTTATTTCATTTTTCTTTATCTTAATTAAAATCCTATTCTTTGGAAGATTCACTTTCCCACATCCGAGAGTAAGTTGTACGCCATTAACACGATACCTTCTTGCAACGAACGTACTATCCGTCATACGGAACAGTTCGTTAAACATCGGATGTCCTGTCATGTTCTTGAACTTCGAATACCCGATTCCAAGCTTATGAAGAAGATCTTTCTGGTTTTTGAATCTTATTCTCGAATCCCGTCGGGAGATTTTTATCATACAGTATAAAGCATACAATTCCATGAACAGCAAATCATCTGACCACTGTTCCAAAAGTCTGAGACTTATGTTAATATTTCTACCTAATTGTAGCTTCATAATCTGTAACAAAAAAAAATCGGATGGATTTTTAGGGATATCCATCCGATTCATGTCTTTTTTTTCGTCCGGAAAACTCTAAAATCCCGTTACAAATTTGAATCAATCCAAGTAGAAAAACAACAAGACACTTAATATTTTACATTCTTGTTGTTTTATTTGAATTGACTTCAAGTTGTAACGTGCTACAAATGTAGAAAAAAAATTCAAGAATCAAACAACAAGAACTTATTTTTTTAATGCTACAGTGCAAATATCGGAATAAATCCTGAATCCATTGTAATAAAATACGTTAATTTTAAATTTATAAATCCTTAATCCTTATCTTTGTATCAAAACGATAATCTCATGAAAGAAAGTGATAATAAAGATGTTGGTAATAGGGCTTATAGGCTTTTAGTACCTTATTCCAATACGGTAGATATGGCGAAGAAGATACTTCTGTTTTATAACGGATACTTAATGGCTTTCGGCAATGAGAAGAATGTCATAGATGCGAGGCACTTAAATCTTCTTGCCTATTATTTTGTGTTTGGATATTCGTATGAGACGAAGAAGAAGTTTTCTCATTGTTTCAGTACCGATCTTCAATATGTATCGGTTTTGGATACGGAGATGAAGAAGCGTGGTATTTTGATTGACCGTGAAGGGAATTACAGGACCAGGTGTTTGTGCCCGGATATAGAGAACATGCGCCGTCTTTTTGTATTGGAGGGTTCAAGAGATCAATGTGCGTTGGTTTCTTTATTTTACAGAAAAAAAACTTTTGAAGCCGATGGCGAAGAATAATTTCCCTATATCATTTGAGTCACATATTATAGATGATGTGATGGATAAGACCGGGAGCGTTTACGACCGAAACCAAATACGTGACGTTTTCAGAGCCAGTATTTCTTATGCCAATAACTTATGTACGTACACAGATAACGTGTCTGTATCGTTCCCGTATGTAGGCGATATGGTTTGTAACCTTCATGAGATGGAGAGGCGCAAACACAATCTTGAGCGTCTTAAATCCAAGGTAGAAAAATTATCTAAGTATCAGGAAAAAGAACTTCAGTGCCTTGATATTAAGATAAGGATGATAAAGGATGCTTATGACTCAGGTGAGATAAAAGGTGGGGATATGTTGATAAAACACAACAAATTATCTATCTTTAAATCTCGTAAGGGTCATAGTTTTAGTGAAATACAAAATATTCAAGAACAGGAATTTAACAGATAAGTTATGAAAAAGATTTTGCAAGCGGAAGTTATATACGATGCTTTTATGGATACGATATTAAAAAAACTTCCAAGAAAAAAAGAAGATTATCCTGATTGGTACAAGGAACGTCTTGAAAAGTGTGAGGGATGTAAATTCAATACCAAGAACATCCCTAACTCTATGCTTCCTCTTTCTTTGTACGTAAGCAAGAAAATAGGTAAAAATCGTTGTTCGGTATGTACGTGCTTCATCAAGCAGAAGGCCTGGAGCAAGACAGAGGAGTGTGCGCTTGGGGAGGGGCTTCCCCGTCCTTCATGGATGGACCGTCATTATTCTATTGATTTTTATGATGAGAAGTCAAGATGGAACAGGTTGGAACTTATTACAATGGATTCTGATGAATTTAATGTTATTTCTACAGATGACAAGCAATACAACATTGACCTCTCTAAAGACGGTAAATCATTTGAAATCATTTTCGAACCGGTAGAAAAAGGGAACAGTATAAGGTTTTCATTCGTTCTTGAGTCGAAGCATGATATGAAGATAACAGCATCAGAGACATCTTGTGGTTGTACGTCATCTAATTTGAATATCATAGACTCCCGTCACTTTAAGTTCAATATAGATATACATACAGCAGGATTTGGAATAGGAGGATTTGTAAAGCACATGACTGTTCACTATCAAAAAGATGGGTCTCAAAAAGAGGAAAAGATTCCGTTTAATTTTGAAGGTACTATAATTCAAAAAAGTTAAGTTATGGGCGGATGTGGTAAAGCAAGGCATTTACAATGCGAGGATAAAAGGAAGTCCTTATTTTCTATGTTGCAGGCATCTTGTGACGATCTCCCTGATTATTCTGCCGGGGACATTCTCTATGCCGTACTTAGATCTTTTGCAAAGAAAAGAGGATTGTCTGTTTCTTTTTTAAGGACGTTGACAGACAGCGAGCTTTTTGAAGTGGCTGATTATAATTTATCAATGGAGTTGATGGACGTTATTATTTACGATAAAAAGGTTCTTGATAATGAAGAAGATTGATTTTGATTCAGATATAAAGCATCTTATTTCTTATTACAACCATCTACTGTCTGAGCAGGATAAGGTGGGAGAGGATATGGAAGAGCTAACTAAGGATATTATTAGGAAGAAGGAAGAGGAAAACAACATAGAGTTAGAAGACTTTATTGACTTAGAAGAAAAGTCGTTTATGACCAACTTGTATCAACAAGAGATAATGAAAGTATCTTCTTCTGTCAAGACCGTCTACAGGTTGTCTATTAACGCCGGTCATGATCTTAATATAGATGATGACAGCAAGAAGGTTCTTGACATGATAGTAAACGACGGAGAATCGGATTTTATTATGTACGTTGATAATAATACTGATTCTGTTGCGTTCAAGGATGAATTTGTTGAGGAAGGAATAAAAAACATGTGTAAGTATCGTGTTGATCCATCTTCTCTTGAAGATAGGTTTAATATGCTTAAGTCTCAGTATGAGGCTTTTTTAAAAATCGTGAACAATGAAAGCAAGAAAGCCGACTAACGATGATGTTTCTTACGTAGATAGGAAACTTATTGTATTAAGGGATCAGATAGATAAGGCTGAACGTTATCTATCTGAAAACCCTTGGGATAAAATAGAAGATTCCGATAAGAGGGAGAAAGAATTTAGGTTTCAAAAAAGCTTGTCTGATAGCTTAATGCAATGGACTGAATCTTATATTAAGATGTGTGGGATAATGGATGTCTATAATCAGCTTGAGGCTGCCAAAAACAAGAAAAGCCTAAAAGGAGGACAAACAGTATCAGGTATTCAGTCTTTTGTTAAGAATGAAGCTAAGAGCAAGCTCGATAAGTAGTTTTGTCATGAATTTATAAGTAGTTTTGTCATGAATTTTAACAGTAAAGAACTTTATATAAATATGGGTAACGATATTCCGTTATGGAATGACCTTTATTTTTATGAAGAGCAAGACGATGATGTCAAGCAATTCTGGGAGAATGAGGCTATGAAACTCCTTAACGGTGTTACCATAAATGGGGTATTTATCCATCCTTGGCTATACTGGCATATCAATTTCTGGAAGATGATGATTGACGTAGGAGATGATCGTATTCCTGGAAATTCGCAGCTTCGTGATAATGAATGGATGTTTGCCGAATTTCTAAAGCAGGCTGAAGAAGAGAATAAAGGAATATTCATGTTCGGGTGCCGTCGTTTTGGAAAAGCCCTTCTTGATTCTGAGATACTTTATCTTGAGGACCGGGAAAAGATGATAGGAAATATCGTTGTAGGAGATAAGATATATGACGATAAAGGGAATTTGGTAGAGGTCGTAGGTGTTTATCCCCAAGGAAAAGTAACTACCTACAGAGTCGTATTCGAAGACGGTCGTAACGTTATTTGCTGCGGTAATCATCAATGGCGCGTCAATCATGGCGGAAAATGGCATGTTAGGAGTCTTAGAGCCATAGCTGGATTAGATTATAAGAGTATGTCTATTCCGGTAGGTGAGGCCCTGAACTACCCTACGGCAAAGCTGCCGGTTTCTCCGTCGGCCTACGCCTCGATGCTGGCGGCTTATCTCGGTGGCTATGGTGGGGATATGTTTTTCGATAAATACATTTGTAAGAAATTTTTAAGATCGTCCATAGATCAAAAAAAAGATTTTATAGAAAACTTCATTCGTTCTTTCAGAAACGTAGTAACCGGAGAAGAAGAGCTTATGTTGTCTCATATTGACATGGATGTCATAAATTTTGTACAACGTATGTTTTGGGCTTCAGGTTGGTATGCTAAATTGGAGGGGAACAAACTTATACTATCAAGGAATCGTAAGGAATTAAAAATAAGATCCATATCGATATACGGAAAGGAGCATGCCACTTGTATAACCGTTGATAATGACTCTCATTTATTTTTGACCACCAATTACATCGTTACTCATAATACGGCCATAATGAGCTCTCTTCTGGCTCGTAATGCTACAATGACGTACAATTTGACGCATAATGTTATTGGAGCAAGTAAAGAAGACCTTGCCAATATGGGAGAGTATCTTGAGTTTGGACTTGATAATCTTCCTCCTTATCTTACTATAAACAGGACCGGTAACGACTGGACTAAAGAAGTTGTTTTAGGTACAAGAAACATCAACAACCAACGTGATGTTCATGCCAGAATAAGAATCACCAACGTTGATGATGGAAAGACGCGAGGCTCATTGAAGACCGCAGGCGGAACTCCATATACGTCTATATATGATGAGGTAGGTAAATTTCCGGTGCTTGGAGCATGGCTTGCCGGTAGGCCGGCGCATATGATGCATGGTAGAATGAGGGGCGTTTGTTTGATGGCGGGAACTGGCGGTAATGTAGAAAAGTCTCAAGATGCCCAGAAAATCATGAACTCTCCGGACGAATATGGATTCATTATAATGAATTATGATATTCTAAATAAGAGAGTTATTAAACCAACATGGCGTATATGTAAATCTGGATGCTTTGTTCCGGCCCAGATGTCTCATGCGTATGAAAAGAAAGAAACGACTCTTGATAAGTATCTTGGAGTAGAGAATGCTCCCGGTCTTAAGAAGATAAAAATAAAAGTTTCAGATTTTGATAAAAATACTGGAATAATAAAATCACGTCTTGACGAACTTGTCAAAAAGGATAGGGCTTTATACGTCCAAGAACGAATGGCATTCCCTTTGTCTATAGATGATTGTTTCCTTAATACGAACGTAAATAGGTTCCCTGTAGAAGATGCGTTGAAGCACAAAAGCCGTCTTCTTGAAGAAGGTAGGCCTGGTAAAACAGTGGATATTTATCAGATAGACGGCATGAAAATGGGGTATAATTTTAGTGATAAGCAGCTTGCTGATTATCCGTTTCAAGGTGGTAACATAGATTCTCCTGTTGTTATATATGAGGATCCACCAGAAGAAGGAGGTGTTTTTGATTACACTTATGTTTCATCGCTTGACCCCTATAAATCTGACAAGGCTGATACTGATTCTGTTGGTTCGTTTTATGTACTTAAAAGATATGTAAAAATCAACGATCCATTTGCTTATTGCATAGTAGCATCATACGCATCACGTCCTCCATCTTCTGATGATTTTTGTAGGAATTGTGAAATACTTCAAGAAGCGTATGGGGCCAAGTGTCTTATGGAGAATGCCGACCGAATGTATGAATTTTATCTTACGAGACGAAATAAGCAGCTTATGTTGCTGGAAGATGGCGAACGTCTTGCCGGTAAGATTATCCGTGCTGGCGCCCGTCAGAACAACAAGCTCGGTTTGGCTCCTACGGTTCCCAATCAGCGCATGCTTTTCAATACCGTTATTCAATATTGCTGGGAGGATGTTGTTGTTGGGTATGATGATGATGGTAATGAAATAACACAGAAAGGTATTTACCGTATCCCTGATATAGAACTTCTTGATGAGATCATAGCCTTCGGTCCTGGGACCAACACCGACCGTATCATAGCCTTCGGCCACGCTCTTCTTCTGGCTAAGTATTATGATGATATGGGTTACATGCCTGAAAGTACGACTCAGAAGGAGAATCAAAAGAAGAGAGAACGTAGGAAGACAGAGCAGGTTAAAGGATTTACGGTAAGAAGACATAACCCTTACAAAATGAGATAGGTAGAACAATTTACCTATCTTTGTGAAAAAACATATAATGTAAAATAACATTAAAAATAATTGATTCTATTCTGTAATATAAATGGAATATGTATCTTAGATGTATGGTTTGTAAATAGCATTTAATGTATTAAAAATCATGAGATTAGTATATAAGTTTAACATAGGACAAAATGAAAATATATCATCTTTATGCAAGATTAGCAACAACTTGTACAATCAGGCATTGTATATTTTCAGAGAAACACTTTCTAAAGAAGATAAGTGGTTGTCCTATTTTGAACTTGATGCTATCATGAAAAATACCAAGAATTTGGATGGAGATATTAATTACAAATTATTAAAGGCGCAATGTTCACAACAAATTCTTCGTATTCTTGATAAAAACATTAAAGGTTACTACAAATCGGTCCAAGATTACAAGAAAAATTATAATAAGTATAGGGAAAAACCAGGCCTTCCAAGTTATAGAAAAAGAGGATCTGAATTTAATTTGTATTACACGAATCAGAGTTGCAAAATAAAAGATGGAAAAATAATCCTATCAAAAGATATTTCAATAAGTATTCCTCAATATGAAAAGTATTCTGATTTGATAAAAGATTTCAAACAGATTAGAATAAAACCATTAGCGTGTGGATATAAAATAGAAATCATTTATGAGGTAAAAGATACTGGAGTATCTAAATGTAGGGAAGAGAAAGTTGCTTCAATCGATTTAGGGATTGATAATCTTGCAACATTAGTAAGTGAGGATTTTACCGTTTTGTTTAGTGGTAAATTTGTTAAATCATACAATCAATTATTTAATAAAACACTTGCTAAATTAAATAGTATCAAGGATTTACAAAAGATAAAAGGAATAACAAAGCGAATAAAGAAATTATATTATGATAGGGAACAGTACATAGAAGATGTCTTTCATAAAATCAGTAGAAAGATAGTTGATTTGCTTGTCGATTCTAAGATAACAAAATTAGTTGTAGGCTATAACAAGGGATGGAAACAGAATGTGAATATGGGAAAAAGGAATAACCAGAAATTCACACAAATCCCTTTTGCGAGATTGGTAAGTTACTTAGAATATAAATGTGAATTAGCTGGTATTGAAATAGTTATTCATGAAGAGTCATATACTTCAAAATGTGATTCATTGGCATTTGAGAAGATAGGAAAACATGATAGCTATTTAGGAAGAAGAAAGAAACGAGGATTATTTCAATCTTCAGTAGGAAAACTCATAAATGCAGATGTCAATGGGGCATTAAACATTATGAGAAAAGTAGTCGGTGATTCCTGTGAATCAATTCGTAGGATAATCGATAGAGGGTTATTGTTTAACCCGGTAAGGATTACGAATGTATTTTACGAAATGAGTATATTTGGAAACTTATAAAGAAACATAATAGATTTTATTGAATTTAATATTTTTCATAACATAGCTCATGGAGTATTTTAACAGAGATCAGGCTTTTCCGGCCAGAGGGGTATTTTCAGGGTTGCCGGTGCAGGCGATACCTACCAAGAGAAAAACCAGGGAGTGGTTTAAAGCTACTATGGATTCTCTTGAATTGATTGGTTTGAAGCAGCTTGATGAGAACCAAAAGTTCAAGGATTTTTATAGGATGATGGAAGGCAAGCTGTCATTTATGGAACTGAAAGACGTAATTCCTTATCTTAAGGATGTTCAGTCTATAAGGGACAACGTAAATATTCCATCATTCTTACGTCATTATGATATAATAGGTACGATCGTAAACGCTTTTGTAGGATGGTTGGGCAACCTTTCTGACAAGTATAATGTAGTGGGATTGGACGAATCTGAAGTGAATCAGTATTCTGCCACGAAGGAAAATCTTCTTTATAATTACATTAGAGAGGAATTGGACAGAAGGGTTAGGCAAGAGTTATTAAATAGAGGATTGGATCCGGATTATAATAATTTTGCCAGCGAAGAAGAAAAGCAGGCTTATGCTCAGCAGATACAAGAGGTGAAAGCATCTATTACCCCTCCTGAGATAGAGAACTTCATGAATACAAAATGGAAGACTGCCGAGGTTATATGGGGTTCTCATACGCTTGAAGCAGACAGGGGGCGTTTTTACATGGATGAGATAGATACCGAGAATTTCATTGACTATCTTCTTACTGGTCGTTGCTTTAGAAATTACCATGTAGGATACGACTATTATAAGCCGGAGAGGTGGTCTCCGTTGAATACGTTTTATTCTAAGACATTAGATAGCAAGTATCCTCAATATGGGGATTATATTGGTCGTGTTCATTATTATACTGCCAATGATATTATAGTAAGGTGGGGGCATCTTCTTACGGCAAAAGACAAGCAAAAGCTTATAGGAGGTGCTGATAATTTCAATGGTACTTATAACAATGGTGATAATGGAAGCTATGTAAGTTTATCCAAATCGGCGAGTGTAGGGATGTTATATCAGAATAAGGTAATACCTTGGAAAGGATATAATGATTATGCTTCTATAAAAGCTTATGAGGATTATTACGGTATTCCAGCCGGCACATATACCGGATACGACAGTAATGGCAACGAATATCACAGAACCAGATTCATGCCAAATTTAGAGCATGGTAATTATTATAACCGTGCCCAGAGTTTAAGCGACGAGCATGTTCGTAGTGATTTGTATCAGGTAACTGAATCATATTGGGTATCTCCGGCTCAGGTGTATGTAATTACCTACCAAACTGAAACCGGATTAGTAACTACTGAAATGGTAACCGACGAGCTTCTTCAAGACTTTTTACAGGAAAATGGTATTAAGAAAATTACCAGAACCATGAGTAAGGGAATGGAGAACCCGGAGATTAATACCTATTTTGTAGATTACGTTCCACAGGTAAGGTACGGAGTTAAAATCAGTGGAGGTGCTCTCGCTCAGGACAACCTGTATCTGGATGGAGAACCTATCGATCATCAGATAAAAGGGGATAGCAACATCTATGACTTTGTTTTACCCGTTGCTGGATATATAGGTACTTCTATGGCGAACAGGATCCAGCCATATCAAATATTTTATAATTTCTCCATAAATCAGATAAACAATATTCTTGAAAAGGAGATCGGTAAATTCTTCTTAGGGGATATAAATCTGGTTCCAAGTGAATACAAGGATTTGGGTGAAGATGTGGCTGATATATGGGCTAATCTTCTTGATGTAGCTAAGTCTGTAGGTGCTTTGACATTAGATACCTCATCTCAAAACACGAAAGGAGGTGTTCCTTTCAACCAGTTTGCCGTCTATGATTTGTCGCAGACAGAGCAGCTTAAAACAAGAATGGAGCTTGCTGAATGGTCGAGGATGAAGTGCTTTGAAATGGTTGGTATCACGCCTCAAGTAATTAACGGTCCAAACAGGTATGAGACTGCCACCGGGGTCCAGCAGGGCGTTACAGCATCTATGTTACAAACACAGATATACTTTGATAATTTCGGTTACTTCAAGAAACGCGCTTTGGATCTTCATCTGGCTGTTGCTCAACAATGTCAGGAAGAAGGAAAGGATATTTCTGTAATGTACACAAAAAGTGATCTTACCAGAGCGTTTTTATCTATAGGAACCGACGGTCTTAGTCTAAGGCATCTTGGTGTTCAGGCATTATCTAATTCCAAGAAAAGGGATGAGCTTGAGAAATTTAAAACTTTCATGTTGCAGCTAAATACAGCCGGAGGCGATATTTACGATCTTGCATCTATCTTCACATCAGATTCTATGGTAGAGCTTATACAGAATGCAAGGAATACTCGCGCATACAACGAGCGTCAGATGCAGCAGCAACAACAGAATCAGATGCAGCTTAACCAGCAACAGATACAAGCTGAAGCTGCTGAGAAGGATAAGCAACGTCAGCATGAACTTGCTTTGGAAGACAAGAAAGGTCAATATAGGATACTTCAAGAGAAGATCCAGGCGGCAGGCAGGGCGGCAGACGCCAAGAGCGACGCTACCTCCCTCAACTTCCTGGCTTCTGTTTCAGATCAGACCGTAAGGCAAGCTGATATAGAAAGCAAGGAAAGGATAGAGGATAAGAAGATCGAAAACGATTCCAAACTTCATGATGATGAAATGAGAATGAAAATGGAAGAGTTAAAATTAAAATCCAAAGAGCTTGCTCAACGAGCGAGGGAAGACGCCACTAAAAGGTATGTAGCCGGAATCAATAAGAATTAAGGATTAAATATCCCCAAATTTCATTAGAAAATCTCTAATAAAATTTGGGGATATTTAATTTTTAGTGAAGATTAAACACTTATAGGTTTTTTATCTGAAATATAGGTATTTAAATATTTTTGCAGTATGGGAAAATTAGAAAAAAATGGAATAGTAGAATTGGACGATATTTTTAGTATCGGTCCGATTGATGATGTTTATAATAGGGAAGAAGATATTCTGCCTATTAATGGTAATGAACCGGCTAAAAAAGATGAGAAGCCTGTAGAAGAAGGTTCTCAAATTAAAGAAGAGCTGGTTATTGATCCTACTCCTGATCCTAAAGAGGATAAAAAAGGAGAAGAGAATGTAGTTGACGTTAATCAGGATCAGGTAGAGACCCCGGTTGTCAATTACAGAAAAGTATTGGATGCCCTTTCTTCAAGGGGAATCATTCCCGATTTGAAAGATGTGGTGTTTAGCGGTGAAAATGGTGAAGAGATTACTATCAATGATCTTGATTTTAGTAAAGAAGATTCGTTGTGTGACATACTATCTACAGTCCTTGAAAGCCAGAAAGAGGACATTGTTAAGGATAAGATAGATGTTACCTCTGTTTCTGATATTACTAAGAAGCTTATCCAGGCTGATAAGGCCGGCGCTAATATCGTTGATATTCTTAAGCAATATGATACGAATGTCGCTCCGATAGAAAAGCTTGACATTGAAAACAAAGCAGATCAGATAAAGATCGTTCGCCATTATGTTGATCTTCTTGGGTTGCCTAAAGATGAAGCTGATGAGTTTTTCAAAGGCATTATCAATAAAGGAGAAGAGTATGTTGAAGCAAAGGCTATAAAGTACAAGGCTGAGCTTGATAAGAGAATGGATGATATTATCCAGCAACGTACTAAAGAGGCTGCCGAAAAGAAGGCGAAGGATGCAGAAGATTTTAGAAGGTATAAGAAAGACCTTAAGTCTTCTATCCAGGAAAAGTATCAGCTAAATGACACTATGGTATCTAAAGCTCTTGATTTTGCCCTAAAACCTTCTGAATCGAATCCCGGAATTACCAAAGCATTTAATAGGGTAAGGGAGATGATGATGAATCCGGAAGAAGCACCAGATTTGATTATGTTTCTTATGAACCCAGGAGAGTTCATAAAACAGAAGTCGAATCAAGCTGTAGTTGATGAGAAGAAAAAAATTTATAAGCTCATCAGCCATACAAATAAAGACAAGAGGGTGGCTCCGGTAGATGATAAAGGTGATCAAGTTCAAGGTGTGAAGTTCGATGAAATCAGTATAGATTAAAAATTAAAACATTTTTTCGTTCATGGCTAATGTACTTTTAACAAAAAATTTCCCGGCCACCATGAATGGTGACACGGTGATTGGATATACCGACGCTAAAGTCGTTAAGCAAAGTATCGTAGAACACGATCTTAGCTCTTTAGAAGATTGGTACTACGAAGATCCGGATAAGAATCATCTGGGTATGCTTGAGTTGTTTTCTAACATTACAAACTATCCTCTGCCTATGTATATGGGTATGATTAAACAGGATGCTACTATTACCGTAAATGGTATCAATGGTTCATTCCGTTATGATCTTCCGGTATCAGAAACGTATGAGGTGGTTACAGTAGAAGACACGTCTTTGAAATATGCAAAACCTGGTATTGATGAAAGCTTCTTCGAAATTGTGTTGAATGCACAATTCAAACAAGGAGATGTTATTACTTACGATGTGATTAATGGTTGCCAGGCTCTTATCTCTACAGAGCGTCCTCCGAAACAAGAAGGTGAAAACTGGAGATACTGGTGTAAGTTGTGGGGCCGTTCTCGTGCTAAATACTTCCCGAAAGACATGCTTCGTGCCGGTATTAAATACTGGAAGGTGACAAACGTTCTTGGTGAGTTCTCTACTCAGTTCTCTGGCGTAGGAGGTGCTTCTAAGGCCGGTTCTATGACTTGTGAATTTACGCTTGGTGGACATCGTGGTGTTGAAGGTGAAACGACTATGTACGCCGGTATTAAGTCTTTGGCTTATGCGGACGAACGCACACAGAATTTCATCGACAAAGCTTACCAGAAAGTTCGTCAGCTTTCTGAAATCAGAGGAGGTGATGCAAGTTATGCTATCATCGGTTCTCGTCTTGGTGATGGAAGCATTGATATGCGTACGGCTCGTGTAGCCAATACAGTATCTCTGTTCTGTTTGGCTGAGTTGGCTAAGATGGAAGCATACGAACTTATGTTCATGCGCGGTGGTAGAGTCAAGGGCCATAATGGTGTTTTGATGAAAAACGAAGGCCTGTATCACCAATTGCGCCGTGGTTTCGTTATTTCCTACGCTCGTCCGGGTGGTATCAAGCGCGAACACTTCCTGGCTGCTGCTGACTATATTTTCCGTGGCCGTAGCGATATGCCGATTGAAAATCGTGTAATGAAATTCAAGGTAGGTGCTATGGCTTACAAGAATATCGTTGAGATTTTCCGTGATGAGTTCTTCTCTCAATTAGGCGCCTTAGCTCCGCTTATGGGTACAGAACGTATCATCAATAACCCGGTAACAGGATCAAATGATGCTCTTGAATTAGGAACTGTAAAGATCAAGGGCGTTACTATTCCGGGTATTGGTAAGGTTATTGTAGAACACGAACCTTCTTTGGATTACGTTGATATGGTAGATAGAAGCCAGTTGGTAGACGGCATGACTCCTATCACATCATATTCATGTATTATGGAAGACTTGACCGCTCCTGAATACTCTAATGCATTCGCCGGCATCCCTGCTTCAGCCGAAGCTCGTATTGGTAATATCAACAGCAACGTATTCTACGTTAAGCCTGATATCGGTTCTATGTGGTGGGGTTACGAACAAGGTAGATGGTCGTCCAGAGTATCGGCTCAAGAAATTGTATCCAGCCATCCTCGTATGTCAGAACAATTCTGGTGCCACTCTGTATCGGCTTGTTGGGTAAAAGATACCAGCCGGTTTGTAACAATTGAATTGTTACCAAGCTCTTTGTAATCATAACTTTTAATATTAACTTGCGGTCGGCTTTAAAACCGGCCGCAAATTTTGTTTCTAACATAGTCTTTTCATATATGAAAAGACGTAGGGTATATAAAAAAAATGGGAAAAAAGATTTTTGAAGAAAGCCATGAGTCTAAGAAACTGCTGGCTACCGTAGGAGGAATGAAGATATATTCCGACTCTATTTATGTTATAACAGGTAAGATGGATGAAGAAGCTCCTTCCGGATATCAGGAAAGAGGTATTTCCAAGACTCCTTTCCCTGGGAACAAGACAGTATCTTGTTGTGGATGGGATAAGGATCTTAGGGTGTATGATACCGGTTTCTTCATCAATTCAGCATGTTATAAAGGTTACTCACTTGAAGACAAGAAGAATGAAATGGATATGCGTATTAAGAATATTCGGTATCCGTTTGAAGAAACTGTCAATGAGGACCTGGACCAAAAGAACTTCGATTTCTGGGATTCTTACAGAATTGACTTGTATGATGGTCGTTTGTTCTACACTAATGACGTTCGTGATTTATTTGAGTTGTATATAGCTATTTTGTCCAAGTCTCTTACTCCTAAAGAGGAAGACGGTAATCCGATGTATGTCGAATCTTATTATTGTGTAGAAGACAAGACTACGGCCGTAGATATCAGGAAACAACGTCAGATTGACAAGGCTGATATTTTATACGAGTTCATGAACAAACTGAAAGGATCTGAGGCTGAAAGAAAAAGCATCTACGATCTGCTTTTGTATCTTGACATCATATACAGCGTAGAGCTTGATCAGAGCATGGTTCAATACATATTCACTAATTGGATTGACGCCAAGAATACGAACGTTGACATGTATAAAGAAGCAAGCTCAAGGTTTTTATCTGACGACGAATCTTCCGAAGGGATGCAGGTGATTAAATTCCATCGTATGATCAGGGAAATGATTGAGGGCTTGGCTGTCACCGTCAACACCGACGGACTGTATCTGAATGGCGAGCTCCTGGGCGCCGACGCCATCTCTGCATCTATGGCTCTTGCTTCCAATAAGTCGATGTTAGAAACTAAGTCACGTGTCCTGGAAGCGTATAACGCTTTAAAGAACAAGCATAAAAAAATAGAAGGCACTAAGTCTGACAAGAAGAAAAAGGAAGATGAGAAAGGTTTCGATGTTGATCAATACGCTGACAAAAAATAATAATTTATGAGAATCGTTGATTGTTATCTCCGGGCCTTACAGAAGGCTGAAGAAAACATGACCAACGGTGGTATAAAACTTGACAAGGCACGTTTTGTTCAGCTTTTTAATGACGAACAAAACCGCCTTGTTCGTTATATCCTTGATAAGAAAAATGAAGAGGATATACGTTATATCCAAAAGCTGGTTGTGTATTCAAAAGAACTTGACGAGAGAGGAGACAAAGATAATCCGGAAAGCACTTTGTTTTCATTGCCTTCTGATTTCTTTTCTTTTTCAAACATATCAGGCGTATTTACCAAAGGTGAATGCACGGTCACTGATTTTACCATGTGGGAGGCTAAGAACGAAAACCCGCATGAGCTTCTTGCCGACTTTTTTAACAAACCTGATTTTGATTTTAGGGAAACATTCTATACAATAGGCGAAGATTCGGTAAGGGTGTATAAATCTGGTTTTGATGTAGACACCGTTTACCTTACATATTACCGCTATCCGAAGGAAGTTGACATCGAAGGATATATTAAATCAGATGGTTCTAATTCAACCGATATAGATCCTGAATTAGATGATAAATTAATTGATATTATCCTTAACATGATTGAAAAACAATTTGCTTTGAATGAAAGCGAATACGGACGTTATCAAATAGATTCAAACAACGTCCAATCTCCTTTGTAGCAGAAGAAAGGCATATCCTAAATTAAAGATTATCAAAAAGCATTAAGAATTAATTAATTCATAATGCTTTTTGTTGCTTATATGACTATCACTATTTTTGAGACAGATAACAGAATATTAATTTTTAAAATATTATAAGGCTATGGCTATCCATAAACCGTATGACAGACACATTATCTGTCCTCCGCACGCTAAGTTGGCGGACGTAGATTCTTTGTTGCTTCAAGAAGGTCAGATCGCTATCTATGATTTGGATGGTGAGCAGACTAAAGATGGTTTGAAAGCGTTGAAAGACTTGAAAGGATATCGTAAGGACGAACAACGTTTCCAGATCAGAATCGGACGTAATGAGATGGTGAACGACCGTGTATCTGATGATAAATCATTCTCTACACCTACGTTTGCTATTGATGAAATTATAGAAGTGTACGCTTCTGCTCCGAAGAGCAAAGAAATTAAAGTAGATGAGGTTATTTTCGGTTATAACGGAATTGACGACAGTACCGCTATTACAGCAAGAAAAGGTGATCGTATCCCTATCCATATTAAGTTGACAGGCCGTTTGTTCGAGCTTCGTGGTTATCCGATGGGTGAGGTGAATATCGATGATTACATCATTTTCGAAAACTGTCCGGGTCGTGAGGATATGTGCTCAGAATGTGATCCTTGCGAAGATGTTGATATTTTGGCTGCTATTTTGAAAACAATCGAACGTATCAAGAATCAGCCGATTGCAGGTGGTGGCAAGGTAGGTGATTTTGTAGAAATCCATCCTATCCATTCTTGCAATGAACTGGAAAAAACTCCGGTGGAAACCGACATGAATTTCTATTGCATGGAAATGTGTGATACCGGTGATGCTTATGCCCTGGCTCAGCTTAAGGCTGCTTATCCTGGTTTGGATATCAAGAGAGTCGGACGTCATCTTTCTACATCTAAATATCAGGTGATGAAAGAAGGTGGTAAGCCTTCTGATTATACTCAAAAGCTGTCTTCTATCATGAAAGGATGCGAAGAGTGCCCTGATGGATATACTAAGGTAGACGGAGGTTTGATTTATGCCGTAACGTTAGAGGATGATGGGGTTGATCAGTCTACTGTAGTAGAAAGCATTAAGAATGCCGTTAGTAGCACTGCCGAGAAAACAGCAGCCCAAGATGGCGGCGTAGGTATGTACACTGTGGCCGTAAGCAAGAAACTGACGAAGGCTGATATCGATGCATTTGTAGAAACTAATCCGACTGCTACAGTAACGTTCGTTGCTAAAACAGCAGATATGTGTAGCAATCCTGCTGTTACTACCGTTAGCTGGGAAGCATGTGGTTCTTGTAAGATTTCGAAAGAAGCTTATGAAATCACGTTGCCGGACGATGAATGTGGTAACAGTGCTAAAGAAGAATTGCAGGCAGCATTCCCGTATCTGACAATCGAAGATTACGGTACACCTGGTGGATGTCAACACAAATTCAAAACAACGGTCGTTACTAACATGGTTTGCGACGAATGCGATAAAATCTTCAAAGACTTCTTCGTATCTAAAGCTCCCGAATCTTATCGTGGACGTAACTGGAAACGTTTGGGTGCCGTAGCAGGAGATCAGTCCATTATCGCCGATCCGCTTCCTAAGAACTGCAAATGCGGTATCTTGTTCCGTGGTATTGACTACATGATTTCTCCGTCTGACTGTTTGATTGACCGTCTGACATTCCAAGAAGGATCTGTTCGTATTGCTGTAAATGGCGGTTATCCGGATGAACAGCGAGAGGCTATCAGCACGTACTTTAACCCGATCCATACCGAATACAAACAGCACTGGGCTCCGCGTACTCACCTCGGCGCTGAATTGCTGGATAAGGAACGCGAACAACGTATGTTCTTCGATTTCCGTAAGACTCACCAAGAACTTATGGAACGGATGTTTACCAACGAAGAAACCCGCTTAGACCTGTTGGCTCCGTATGCTGATTATTCAGTAACGTTGAAGCCGGCACGTTATTCTAACGGCTTCGGTAGGGTAATTGATGATCATATTACAGTACACTTCCATGTACCGTATGGCGCTCACGAAGGTATTCAAGACCTTATGGACTTGTTAGCTGCTTCGGCAAATATCAAGCCCTGCAAGATTTGATTTTCCTTTTTTCTATATATCCCAAGGGGGAGGAGGCTGGTCCTCCACCCCCTTTTTGTAATAAAACAATTTGAAATAAGTTAGTTTCATATGAATGGCGTGGATTTTTTATCCGGTGCCTTTGGTAGGGGCATTGATAAAATAACCAACATAGTTGGAAAATGGGGTTCCTCCCAACCGGTAGATGACAGCAAATCCGGTATAAAAATAGGGGACAAAATCTACCAAGTGGTTGTGTCCTTAAATGGCTGTTATTGGTATCTTGACGAAGAAGGCAAGAAGCATCCTGTTTCTGGTATTCCGGCCACAACCGAATGGGAGTGGATTAACATAGCTGAGAAGGTTATCAAAGATTTCAAAACCTGTTACCGTACACCTGGCGGAAAGGTTGAAGTATGGAGTTGGTATCTTCTTAACGATCAGATGGATGTTCTTAAAGAAACCCATAGAATTACCGACAGTACCGATATGGATAATCCGGTAGGTAAAGTTCTTACTAAAATACCGGACGAGTGGGTTATGATCGACTGCGATCTTCCTGATATGACAGAACGCGACATTACGTTCGTCAACAGATGTTATAAGACTCCGGATGGTAAGGTTGAAATAGAAGGATTGGAGGCCATAGATGATAAGATAAATATCAGGGAATCTATTTATACCGTTATTCAATCGACGGACGATAATTTCCCTGCCGGCCATGTTTTTAAACTAATTCCAGAGAATTGGGTTCGAATGGTTTGTGACTTTCCTGACATGACAGAACGAGATGTAACTTACGTTCTTGAATGTTACACTACTAAAAAAGGAAAAGTTCAAGTAGAAGGTTTGGTAGCCATAGATAATATTCTTGGGACCAGGGAAGAGGTTTACACCGTCCTTCAGTCAACTGATCCTGATATTAAGGTAGGAACCGTGCTGGATTCCATTCCCGAAGATTGGGTGAGGATGGTCTGCGATTTTCCTGACATGACGGACAGGGAAATTGTTGAAGTGGACGAATGTTATAAGACTGATGGTGGCAAGGTCAATATAAAAGGCTATCAAGCTATTGATGCCGTTCTTGGTGTAAGGGAACAGTATTATTATATTGTTAAGACAACGGATGCCGCCTATCCTCAGTGGATGAGAATAGATAAGATACCTAACGAATGGACGAAAACCGAATGCGATTTCCCTGATCTTACGGAAAGACATATTATGTCCGTAGATGAATGTTATACTACTCCTGGTGGTAAAATACATCTTGGTGGATACAGGTCGGTAGATAGCATAATAGGTGTCCGGGACGAGTATCTTATTGTTTTAGAAACTACCGACCCTGATATACAAAGAAGCGCCACATTCAGCAAAATACAAGAAGGATGGCAGCGTATTGTTTGTGATTTCCCTGATGCTACTACATCCGACACAGAAATAGTAGAAAACTGTTATAAGACGGAAAAGGGCAAGGTTCAGATCCGGACATACATGACAATGGACGGATACGGAAATACAAGGGAATTGAGACATATGGTTCTTAAAACAACCGACCCTGATTACAATATCGGATCCAATATCGATCAGATACCGGTAGGGTGGTTAAGTATCGAGTGTGATTTTGCGTCTGCTACACAGCGCCATATAAGACAGGTCAAAAACTGCTACGTTTCTGATGCAGGGAGCATCTACGTTGAGGGAGAAATCGTTTACGACAATGACCTTGACGTGGACAAGATGGCGCTGACGGTCATGGAAAGCACTGACCCGGCGATCGCCGTAGGGACGGAGCTGGCTGCCATTCCCTCTGGCTACGTGAGAACAGTTTGTAGATGTAATTGTTGCAACCACTAAATCTTATTGTCATGAGCTGTAACGAATATTTTTTAGTAACACTGGAGTCTAAATCGACTCCAGTTCGTCATAAATACACGAATTTAACAGACGAATGGTATGGTCCTGATGGTGTTAAGTACGAAGATCCTGATACGATAGCCAAAATCGAAGAACAAGCTACAGATAAGAATCGTATAGGGGATAACACTTTATATCAGAAACTTATTGAAATACATTCTCAAGGAGAGTCAATAAAATCGGACATCGGAGATATAGGTTCGGTATTGGATTACATAAACGGGGAGGAAGTGTGATGGGAACCATATCAGATAAGTTAATGAGGATTATAAATACCAAAGAGGATATAAGGCAAGCCCTTATATCCAAAGGGTATGATGTACCTACTTCCATACCTTTTAAAGAGTATGCTAAAATGATATCGGACTTACCATGTAGAGTGGATTCTTTTCCTGATATAGAAGGAATTGTAGCTCGTTATTCAGCATTAGGTCTTACTAATGAACAGATGGCTGCCAATCCTGTATGGGTTGATAAAACGGGTAACGGACACGATATACAGTTGAAAAACTTCTCTTGGAAGGGAATGTCAGGGGTTGGGGGATATGTTCAGGATTTTAATGATTTTAGAAATAATGCTACTGTAGATAAAATAAGAATTGATGAGCAGGGTAGCAATTCTATTAAAGTAACCATTTTAACTACAGGAGTTGGTAATGCTATTTATATACCAAAGGATATTTACCAATTTAATAAATCTTATTTCATAAAAATATCAAGTGAAGGATACGATGAAGGTGATATGGCTTTATCATTTTATGCGCCTTATACATCAACAGCAACAACAGTAACGGTATCATTAAACCCTAATGGCGTCACTGAAATTCCTGCAATAAAAGAAGATGATTTTTTAGCTGTTTATATTAATGTTAGCGGCAAAGTAGGTTCGTTTACCATCGAACAACTACCTCTCTACCCTGGTGCACTTGTCTTTGATGGTGTAGATGATTACGGTACCTGTGATAACTTCCCCATTCTGACTAAAGAAAAGGGATATACGGTTGTGGCGTTGAGACAATATTTATTTAATGCAACAGATAAAATTAGGTCTTTGGTCACAAATGCTCCTAGTTCTATAGTATCACGTTCTACCTTAACATTTGAATTAATAGGTTCAAATGGAAAGAAAATGAATTTTTCATTTGGAAGAGGTAATCTGGTAAGCGATTTTGAGCCAAATGTGTTTTCTTATATGACGAGTAAGTCTTATAATGGGAAAACCATCACCCCTGGAGATGTCACAGAATCCAACAAAAGGATTTTAGTTGGAAATTTTTCTGAAAATGGGGAATATGGGAGTAATGTCGCTATCTGGGAACTTGTATTTCTCGATCACGATGCCACCGAAGAAGAACTGACCAAGATCAAAGACTACTTCGTCAAAACCTATCCCTGGCTCTTCCCCTACCAGACATGGACAGTGGTAGGCAAAACCAACGAGGACGAAGATCGTGCTACTATTGCCAACATTACGGGCAATGGTAATAATCTTGTGCTGTCGAATTTTGGGTTTGCAGAAGGGAGTGGGTATGGGTTGTATAAAACTCCATTTGAATTATATCCATCAGTTCAGCATTCGTCTAAATATAGTTTGTCTTTTTCAAAGTTTGCATTAGGGGATCACAATTTAATAATTGCACCAAAACAAAATGATTTAAGCTATGATATAAAAGTCAAAGTAACAGGATTAAAGGATGGTGTAAAATTTAAATGGGGGTGGATTGGTACAACAGGATACATAGATATAACAACAGATGGGATACACATGTTAAATAAACCCGCATCTCAAATTAGACAATTGATTGTAGAATTTGCAGAAGATTTTGATCCTGATCATGTTGTCACCATTGAGCAAATCCCCGAATACGAAGGATACCTGGTTACTGATGGGGTGGATGATAAAGCGGTTAGTAAACAGTTTAAATTTGGCGAAAATTTTACTGTTATATTAGATTTTAAATTCCCCGTTAAAAAGATATCTTATTGTGGTTTTGACTTATCATCAAAGGTTAGAATCCAAAATCTTCAAGGTAGTGGTGTGTATGTCGTATTAAAGGGAAATAAAACCTTGATACCATCAAATGTAGTGAGAGCCGTAACTTCAGAGGGTAAAGTATATGATGAAAATTGGAATGAATACAATATTGTGCCTGGCAATATATCATCAAATTATACAATGGTAAATTTAGGCTTTGATGGAAGTAATCAATTTGCTGAGTCGGCAACTGAATTAGCTGGAATTTATAGTAGTGCTTTATCCAAAGACGACTGTATCAAAGCATATAACTATTTACAAACCCTAAAATCAAAATAATATGAAATTCATTATCATACCAATAGAAGTATATGATTCCGTATCTGAAGAAAAGAGGCGTGAATTAGGAACAGGAAGCCCAAGAGCGAGTGTAGATGGTTCTAAAGTTATTTTACATATAGAACATTATGATCATCTATTCAAGTCTTTAGATATGCAGGCTGATGACGAACCTCAATACCCGTATCCGGTATATGACAGCTCTTCTTCTGAGTTTGAATCTATTCTTTCATCTAAAGAATGGGTGTCCGATGTTAATAACGAACATCTTTGATCTTGTTATGGTTGGGACAATTGCTATATTTGTAAAAAGTTGAATAATTAAAGCGTGTGGTAGCGTTATCTACCATATAATCATCATGTTTCAGATAATAATCGGATGCGTTTTGGCTAATATCCTTACGATAGCAATCATCGGTTTAGCCCTGTATTTAGTGTATCGTAAAAACGAAGACCGTTTAAAGGCTTTGGATTCTAAGATCGATCAGAAGGTTGAGGACGTAAAAAATAAGGTTGGCGCGGTGATGGACATCGTAGACCAGATCAAGAAATTGTTGGACAAAATTAACAAGAAATAAAAAATGGCAGAAGTAGGTTATAACAGTAAATTCGAAGGTCTGGAGGTTGATTCCAGACTTGAGAATGTGGTGCAGGCCGCTCCTGGAACAAGTTCGGAGTCGGGCAAGGGAGGCCTCATTCCGGCTCCCCCTGCCGGAAGTCAAGACGGTAGCAAGACTCTTCTTAGTAATATGACATGGGGCGATTATGTAAACAAGAAGTATATAGATGATGCTGTTTCGGCGGCAGGGTGGAAGAAACAGATTGTTAGCAAACTTCCTACTGTTGAAGAGGCGAAGGATAATGTCATGTATCTTGTAAAAGATGATGTGGCATCTACAGAAACCAAAAACGTGTATAACGAATATATTTTGGTTACTGAAGAAAGTGGTGGTAAGGTGCTTGAATCTCTTGGTATGGTAAGTACCGGAGTAGATTCGAATTATCTTGATCTATCTATGTTTTCAGGTAATTCAGGAACACTTGATGAAGGTTCGTTTGCAAAAGTTTTGGATGCATACAATAATAATATCACATTAGGTAAGTTAGATGGTGATTATTATTATTTGAATTATTTTTTAGAAGGTAATGATTTTGAAAATAATTTTAAATTAAAAATAGTATTTGCCTCATTTGCTAATGCCGACTCAGCGGTAGGCGCATCTGAATATGATATACAAATTCAGGTGGGGACTTTTGTTGTTATTCAAGATAAGACATATGAGGTTATGAACAATATGGTTCAGTTGTCTAATACGATATTGTCTTATTTGAATTTTATGGCTATGCCCCCTAAGGTTGTTACAACATTGGCAAATTTACCAAAAGGTGCTCATAATATCATAGCCAACGTCGCTTCTGCTACGAATCTGTCTATGACCGTATCTTCTGAGTATGTTGGGAGGGAATGGCAGGTGCGGGTCAACAACACCACCGGCACAGACATCACGCAGCCGCTTCCTACCTCTGGCCTGTTCCAGAGCATGTCAGGCGATAGCGTAATAGTACCTAAAAACAGTTTTATAGAATTAAATATCTGGTATATCAATGATAAGTTGGTTATCAGAGTAGGTGAACAAGCTTAATAGAAAGGATAGAGTATGCTTTATGTAAATAAGAATATAAAAGGTTTTTACTGGGAAGGATACGAGTTGGACTCCTCTTCTTACGAAGTAGGGTATTCTTACCAAGATTTCTTAGATGGTAAATGGGTTCAACTCGACTCCGATCAAGAAAAATTCCATCAAAACAATCCTGATGCGAGTGTGAAAGAAGTTATTGCTATGCAGCTTGACCCGGAGCCTCCTGGACCAACTGAAGAGGAGTTGCTTGCCAAGGCTAAGGACAAGAAAGTTTCTGAGGCCAGGGAATATGCTTATTCTGATGCTGTCCGTTCTTATAGTTTGGATGGTAAACAGATATGGTATAACAGCAGCATGAGACAGAAGGTTAAAAACGATATTGACGTAGCAAAAGGAAGCGGGATATACACCGTATCCGTAGCAGATTCAGAATACGAGCTTGATATTGCTAATACGGCAATGAATGAAATGCATGTATATGAATCTGAGTGCAACGATCGTACTGTTGCCATAGAAAAGGAAATAGCTTCTAAAACCGACAGGAGTGAAGTTGAGTCTATGAAAGTAGATGAAGGCTATCCTGAGAAGTTGGTAAGGACAAAGGATCAGATCATAGAAAAAAATAAGATCCTTGAAGCCAATGATCCGGAGAAGGCTACAGCCATGTACATGAGGGCGATGATCAACACGCCGGCTATGTTGGAAAACACTGACCAGAATCTTGCTCTTAAGATAAAGGGATTGTACCCTATCTGGGACAAGGATGGAGTTTACGGCGACAAAGGTCTTCCTATGGGCACGGCTGTTGTAAAAGGGCAGCGTTTCCGTAGCAAAAACAAACCTTCGGATTTGGATTGGACTCTGTTTGAAGTAAGGCAAAATCACAATCTCCAAGCCGACTGGGTCCCTGGTCAGGGAGGTGGAACTGAAAGCCTGTATATGGTTGTTCAAGAAAAGCATTCAGGTACGATAGACGATCCTATTCCTTGGGTATATAATTCTATTTTAGAGAATGGAAAGTATTACATTGACAAAGAAATTAAGTATCTTTGCATAAGAGATTCAGGCATCCCTTTGGCTTACGAGAACCTTTCTGATCTTGTATCAGCCGGATATGTAAGGGTTGTTTAGGTCGTAATTTGTTGTTAATGTTATGGATAACCCCTGTATATTTATTTATGCAGGGGTTTTTTCTTTAATCCCGACTCTACTTATTTTTCATATAGGTAATGTTCTGATTATCTTTGTGAAAAAGGTTAAGTTATGGAAAGAAGTGATATTATAAAAGAATTGAGTCAGTATTTTAGTATTGTTGAATTAGTTGGTCCTAAAGAATACGGTAGAGACAAAGATCTTTGCTGGAGGTATTTAAGAACTGAGTTGCTTCACACGATACTGGTTTTAAGAAAAGACATTTTGAAAACTCCGATGACGGTTAATACCTGGAAGTCGGGCGGAAGGTTTGATGAGCGTGGGTTTAGGAACAATATCTCAGACATAGTAAAATCCAAGACCGTATCAGGGTCTTTGTATATCAGTCCTCATATGCTTGGGGCAGCCATCGATTTTGATGCCAAGGGTATGACGGCAGAAGAGACAAGGAATAAAATAATTCAGTCGCAGGATCTACTTCCTTGTCCCATTAGATTAGAATCAGGTACCAATTGGGTCCATATTGACGTCTATGACTCTCTTGGAAGTAGCAAGAAAGTAACTATGTTCTAATATGGCTTACAGATTTGTAGGAAGGATGAATTTAGAAAGTTTCTGGGCTTTTCTCATTTCCGGATTATCAGTATTGTGGATGAATTTCCAGGAGATTCACCACCTTATATATTCTATATTGTTTATATTAGCTATAAATCTTTTGTTAGCTACTATAAAAAGTATCAAACACTGCTATATCCGAAGAAAGAGAAAGAGGCCTTTTAAGATATTGACATGCATAAGCGAAATTGGAGTTTTGAAAATCCTTCTTGAGTTCGCGGCCTGCTCTTTCGGGCTGTTTACCATATCCGGAATGGATCTTATTATGTCTATGGGAGGGCATAAATCCCCAGAGTTTATAGACATGCTTCTTCAGTGGATTACGATATTCGCCTTAATATTATACGGTGGAATGGCATTCAAACGCCTCGGCGACCTTGCACCTGATTTGATGATAGTAAAAGGTGTTAAGTATTTCTTTAGCAAAGTAAGTTGGTGGCAAAAAGTTCCATTCGGAGAAGAGCTTAAAGAAGGTATTAACAACGGTGATATACAAGAACTTTTAGACGAAGACAAGGAGGGTAAAAGATGTGTTTGCAAAAAATGAGAGTCAGGCATGTGTTGGGAGTTCTTCTACTGTGTTTTATGTCTTTCTTGTTTGGTAAAACATGCAAGAAGAAAGAAATAATACACGATATAGAAATAGATACGGTAATAGATACCATTATCCAACCTGTTCCTGTTCCTCAGTATATAGTTGACGTAGGGGAGGTAGAAATACCTTTCCCTATGGATGCTATAGTTGAAAAAGATACGATAAAAGACACTGTTTATATCAATATTCCTATACAAAGAAAAACATACAACACAGATGATTATCGGGCTGTTATAAGCGGATACAGACCTAATTTGGATACGATGACCATCTACCACAAAAAAGAAATAATATACGAAAAGAGCCGGCGCTGGGGCATAGGACTGACGGCAGGGTATGGGGTCGGGCGCGAGGGCTTCTCCCCCTACTTAGGCGCTGGAATCTATTATCGGATATGGTGACAATCACCTCACCTTTTATTTAATGTCCAATAGTTTAAACTTTTATCACCTCATTTACTTATCTTTGTAGAAAAAGATAAGGTATGAACTATATCGATATTTTACCACAGATAAGAAATAACATTTTCTATGTCAGGATAGTAATGACCGACTATGATGTGGAAAATCAGATGGTTATTAGAATAGTAGCCAGAAGAAATGATGGCCTGTACAAGACGGAAGTAGTACAGTATCCAAATGAAGGAACTGATTACAACGGAGAAATCATTGTTCCTATGTTTGGTATGGCTAAGTCGTTGGTAGCCCAAATAGTAGGAGTCAAGATAAATGGTACCGAGGTACGTGTTAATAGCACTGAGGTAGAGGGAGCTGATATAACAGCCAGATACGATGATTCCCTTACCAGAATGGGATGGGAGGAGAGTATGAACAACATCCATCTTGATTTTGAGGTTATAAGCACCAACAACCCTAAAACGCTTCGCATAGCCGATCAGTCGGAATGGGGGATACTGGCAGACAGACCGGCTATTATAGAGATTGTGCCACCTGAAGACGAGAATAAGTATGTTTATTATCTTGGTAAGAATCAGTTGAATGTATTCAACAGTAAGACCCTTGGCATAAATCCAGGTCGTGGAAATGATTTTGAAAACCTAAAAGATGGTATATACGATATTACCATAAAAGGCAGTCCTTCCTCTTATTCATTTAACAGAAAGTATTTAAAAACAGATCTGATCCGTCTTAACATAGATAAGATATGGGCCAGGTCAACTGTGTTATGCGATCATGAGGATGATGACGTTATTGACAAAATAAAAGAAATAGAGTTTCTGCTGGCTGCGGCTGAAGCCAATATGAGATTAGGGAATTTTGAAAACGTAAAACAATTATACGAAAAAGCATCTAAATTGATTTACGTTCTCAATAATTGTGAAAATTGTGGTTGCAAAATGTAATTAATTAAATATAAATAAGTTATGGGATGTGGATGTGGAAGAAGTAATATTACTTCTGTTAATAGAAATAGGGCTATAAAGCCTCAGTCGAATACGACACCTAAAGCTGATTCTAATGCGGCTTGTATTCAGAAATACGATGAACTTGCTGTATTGGACAAGAAAATCATAGACCTTCATCGTAAGTTCAGGTTTGTAGGAGGTGTAAGTAAAAGGTATGCTGATATTCAAAAGCTGGTAAGAGGGTGGATTGTTAATTTGAAGAACGAGTGCCCGGATCCGGATGATCTTGCTACTTATTCTGAATACATAAATAAAGAATACGCCAGGTATTTTACCGTGAAATGATATGGCAGCTACCGGAAGTACACAGCAAATTCTTTTCCCTTCATCTTACTTATGTGAGTGTGCTGATCGTTTTATAGCATGTAAGGCTGATCAGTATCTACAATATCATAAGTATAAGGTAGGTATTAAGCCTGATATGGATATGGTTCTTAAAATAGATCGTATGAGAAGAATCGTATGTGAAGGAGAATGTGGGCTGTGTCCGGACGAGATTCAGAAATTTAAAGAAGAACTTAATAAGATCTTGTCATGAAAAAAATGTATTACAACAAAGAATACAGAAAAGTTTTCAAGAAATCGGACTGTCCGGAAGATCTTGGTTCTGAAGAAACTTTCATCGTTCATGAAGCTGAATTTTGTTCGGATATAAGCCAAGATGATGCAGATAGGAAAGCGGAAGAGTTTGCGGAGAAAGAAGGTCCGTTGTATGCTAATAAAGTAGGTGGCTGTTGCGAGGTATATTATAACACAAGACAGGAAGGGGATTTCTTTAAAAATGATTGTCCTGATGGTCAAAAACAAGAACAACCTACACATCATGTGATAGAGGCCGGGCGTGTATGGTCTAAGTTCAGTACCGAAATAGCCAACTACGAAGCTGCGAAGATTCTTGAGCAAGAAGGGCAGGCTGCCGCTAACGAATCTGGAATATGTAAAACCGTTTATTACAACGAAGATCAACATGGTTGGTTTAGTAAGCGTTGTAAGGAAGGATGGAAGGCTCCTGAGAAATACAGGAGGATATACGCTGGTACCGTAACGTCTTTCATTAGCGTTGATGATGCCAATGAAAAGGCTAAGAAGATACTGGAAGAAGAGGGCATGAAATGGGTTAATGAAAATACCAAATGCGAGCCTGTTGTTGATGAATGCAAATTTGATTTTTGAAAATGAGCAACGTAAAATTTAATCCGACAGAAGGTGAGAATGATAAACTGGTGTCGGTGTTTTCTGAAACAAATGAAGGTCTTGATACGACTTTGAATTACACTATTTCCGATGAAGGGAATAAGGCTAAGAAGAACATCGTCGTTAATCAAGTTGGTAAAAGGGAAAAGTTTTTATCGAAGAAAGGGGAGGGATCTGAACCTTTTGTTTTGTCTGATGGTAATACTTTCAACGTTCTTAAAGAAGGTGCTTCAGGATCGGCATCCGCTTGGGCTGAGGACCAGCTTCCTCCAGAAGCCACGGAATCAGTTGGCGACAAAAGCCTTCTCCCTTCTTGGGATTTTTACCTTATAGACATGACTCAAAATACCGGAGACAAAGTGCGTCCGGTTGGAAAGCTTCGTAAGAACAATCTCCTTAGATTTGAAAATGGAGATTTTGCTCCTACGGTAGGCATAACCGAGGAAATGAGAGCCGAATGTGATGTGGAGTTGTATTTGGATAGCGGTCATAAAAATAAGTATTGTAATGCTGGAGCATTTGACGCTAAGGCTTTTTACGAAGAGTATGGTATTGGTCAAAAACTTTATAATGTATCAGGATCAGAGGTAAGGATTTTAAGACCTTGGGAGACTACTTCAAAGAATTATAGCATATTCTTAGGATGTAGCAAGAGTCTGTATGTAGTTGATAAGGTAGTTGGCAAAAGCGGGAAAATATGGTCTGGTGTGTACGACGCAGACACGGTTCCTATGCTGGACGGACTTGACCTGCGCCAGACGTGCCTTGTGCTGCCTCCCACAGCCTTATCTCCTGGACCGGTATGTACAGTAGACTCCAAGGCAAGATCTTTCTTTTTCTTGTATGAGGGAGAAACAAATTGTAAATCCGGAGCCGGAGTTGGTAACGCCTGCACGATGTTTTTAAATGGAAGAACTTATCCGAGAAGCAATGATGTAAATCAAATCAATATAGCTAAGTATTCAAGGGTAAATAACGTAGATCCAGAATCTTCTTATCCTTTTTCAGAAGGTGGATTTCTGACTTTGAATGCGTATATCATATACCTTGAAATGTTGTACGGTACTAAATACTTAGTTAATCCAGACACTTTCGGTTCCGGAATATCAAGTAATAACGGAATAGGTAATGATGTCAATTATCGCAAATACGGAGGAGTGAAATACCGTAAAAAAGGAGAAGAGTCGTGGCTGTATGGAGCATGGGTTACAGATGCTTCTATTATCCATTATAAACCTACTGAAAAAACTCATTTTTCTAACCTCATAAATTCAGAGTATCCTAAAGAACAGTGCATGGAAAGCCAGATGGCGGCTTCTTTTGCATTTGAAACAGGAGTAGAGGAAGGATCAGAGTTTGATTTTTATGGAGGAAAATACTGGTATAAGAACGTCCAGGGAGCCAAGAGTATGGCTGAAGGTCATATGAATGTTATTGTGTTTAAGGAAATGACTGGTACCATATCGGCCTTAAACGAAAATGACGAACCGGCAGAATTTGATTTGGAAGTTATTTTAAGGATGTCTTTGTACGATGGCATGAATTTGTCTGGAGATGTCTTTAGGTATTGTGGAGGAGGATACGAACAGGTAGGGACTTGTTTAAATGATCCTAATGTCACTCGAATAGGTAATACTATTGATATCTATATAGAGCCAGATCAAAAGAAATGGACATATGAGAAAAGGTCTACTATAAATAATGGTGATGTTTTTAATTTTGAATCTAAATATAAAAAGATAGCAACTACCCAAAATTTAGGAGCTGGTTATGCTTTACACCGTATCCCTTATACCGGATGGAAGGATAAAAAAGGGGGAAGTATAGGATCAGGAGAATGTTTTTATACATGGGACAATTGCTACTGGGCTCCAGCTATCGGCATAAAGTCCAGAGTGGCTGTTCGTTTCGGCGGTTATGCTATCATTGGCACTTGCTCGCCTCGTGCTCTGTATGCGTATCACGCCGCTTCTGTTGCGAATCGCTCCCATTGCGGCCTTGCCCAGTTGTTATTAGACGTCAGTCAGCCGCAGGCCTGAGGGGTTGCATCCCTCTGATGGCGCAGCCATCATAAGCGCAGCGCTAAGGCGCAGCCGTATCTTGTTAATATAATATTTTATAGCTACAAAACAAAAATTTAAAATATTTAATATAAATTGTTTTGTAGCTATAAAATATTATACATACATTTGCAATGTCATTAGACAACAGAGATAGTTAACATTATAAATAATAAAAATCTATTCAATGAAATCCGTTAGTCTGCTAACAAGTCTTACATTGGGATCTGACCTCTGAAATAGCAAATAACGGTTGAGAAAAAGGTTAAAAAGAATTGGCTGCTCGTTTCGGCGGTAATGCGAACAATGGCAATTGCTCGCCTCGTAATCTGAATGCGAATAACGCCGCTTCTAATACGAATCGCAACAATTGCGGCCTTGCCCTGTGTGGGCTAAAAAATTGGGTATATTCTTTTTAATCTTTCCCAGGAGTGGAGAATCAATAAAAGACAAGCGTATGAGGTTATATGATAAAAATATGATAGAGATGCGCGACGGTCGTAAGCCCGTCATTAGCCCACAACTGAAATCAGTTTCAAACTATATAGATGTAAGTTTGGATGATATTAGAGAAGCATGCGAAGCAGCATTTAAAAACCATTCTAAAAAGAATGATGTTGTTAATTTCAATTCTGATTTTGATGGTAATTCATTAAAATTGTATGAATGGTATTTAGATGGTACTTATGTTAGCAAAATCAAATATCGCAAACTTGTAAAAGAAAACAAGAATGGTAAGGTTCGTGAAATAAACAGCCCGGATCTTACCACCAGAATCTATCAGCATCTTGTTTTAGTAAAGTTAGGTCCTTTGTATTATGAGAAGGATAATATGAATGGTCTTAATTGTAAGCCTGGATTTGGCATAACAGCATCGTCTAAATCAAGGTCTCTTATTAAAAAGATGAAGCACGTTTATTATGATAGACTTGATTTGAAGTATTGCCTGGTTATAGATCAACGTAAATGTTATAACCATGTAAAAGACAAAGTGTTTAGAAAAGTACTTAAGAACTTTATTTCAAATAAAAAGTTTATAGATTTTGTAATAGACGTAAGTTTCGTATCTGGAGAGCTGCCTATAGGGACTCCTACAAGTCCTTTTATTCATCATCTCCTTATGAAAGATTTTGATGATCTTGCAAAAAGAATAGCTCCTTTTTCATTGAGATATGCAGACGATAATTTCCTTGCTTTCTATACTAAGGAGGATGCTAATACTGCCAAATGGAGGATTAAGAATTATTGGTGGTATGAGCTTAAGATAAGATCTAAAAGGCATACTTGTATTATAACAGACATGGATAGACCTCTTGATTTTTGCGGGTATGTTTTCCACCGTAATAACAAAGGCGTATCTGAACACAATAAAGGTTATGTGACAATAAGGAAGAGGGTAGCCAAAGACGCGAAGAAGTGTATTACAAATGAAAGCTGGTCTTCTTACTTCGGTCTTTTAAAACACTGTGACAGTTATTCATTAATGTCAAAAATAGAAAATATCATGAAATTACGAGATTTAACAAGCACGATTCGTATTGATAAGAAAATGGATGCGGACAGCATCGATGTCAAAAACCTTGAAGGTATTGTATTTGATATCGTGAACTACGAAATACGAAGCAATAACAAGAATGAACCAAACTGGATAAAGTGCTTGATAGGTATTCCTGAAACCAATAAAGAAGGGATTCCTACTGGCAGGAAACTCGCAAGGGAATTTCATGGTAATTATCAAGGTATAGTAAATTTTATTTCAAAATGTGGACTTACTTATGGCAAAGATGCTATTCTCCCTATTACCGATGTAGAGATAGAAAACAGATGCGGATACGTTTTTAAAGGCAGCACTAACCGCTTGGAATACATTGATTGACTTCTTATTGTGATGGTGTGAATAAAAAACACTATCTTGCACCAAAAAAAAAGAAAGTCATGAATTGTAACACTTGTAAAGATGACAGACCTGATATTCTGAGATCTAATATCTGTATCGGGTCTGATCCGTGTAATGACTGTACGGACAATTGCGAAATTCTTCCAAAAGAATGCGATTGCCCGTATGGTCATTTAAGCGATCATTGCATTCATTATACAGGATGCAAGACATTCATATCCAAATTAACTCCAGGTATGCCTTATAATGAGGTTATGCATAATATAGAACTGGTTTTCGAAAACATAGATAAGTTTTTGGATAGGATGGTTGAAGAAAATACGCTTCTAAAACAAAGGGTTGAACAACTTGAAAAACAACTTCAAAATGGAAAAGAGTGCACAAATTGGTGAGGACTTAAGTGGTAAACACGTATATGTTCCACATGTGGACGAGACGCCGGTGCCATGTCCGGACGGATACACCTGCACGAACTGCGTGTACTGCGCTGACGGCATCAACGCTGGCTACTTCAGTCTGGCTCAGAAATCTGATCTTACGGCTTTAATCAATGCAATGATATGCCGTATGGAATATCAGGATAGGGAAATAGAATTTTTAAAACAAAAAATAAATATTTTGAGTAACAATGGCAATAACAGGTAACGGTTGTTTTGGCAGTCATGGTGGGTGCGAACGCCCGCATCATTGCAATATTCCTTCTTCTAACATATTCTATGATGGAGAAACTATAGAAGAAGCTGGTTTGTATCATGGTATGCCTTTAGACAGGGCTTTGGCTAATTTAGCCAAATACGTTTCAAGGGGTATTAATGTAAGTGGATCTGTCAATACAGAAGTGTTTGACGGTACTTCTCATGTGGTTCTAAAGAAAGATCCGGCAGAGATTTTGCTTGTGTCTTATTGCGGGGGTGTCGTGCCTTCTGATATGTATAAAGTCCAGGGTCGTACTGTTAGGTTCTGCCGGGATATGTGTCAACAAGATGAATTTGCTGAAGTGAGGGTCGTGTACCGAGAAGAGGCAAATAGTTCTTATGGGTTCCATTGTTAATTTAGGAGGATGAGAAATGGCAGAAAAATGCAAAGGATTTATATGTGGGGGTAATCTCGTTGATGGCTCTGTGCCTTCTGATAAGTTAGATAAAGAAACTATTATCGAGCTTATTAAAGAGATTCTGAAAGAGGAAATGCACGAATCTTGGCTTAAAGAAATAATAGAAACCATACTTAAGGAATCTATTGATTCGGATTGGCTTCGTGAGTTCTTTAAAGAAGTTCTTAAAAAATATGCTAAAGAGGAATGGTTTAAGGACATTATCTGTGGCTTAGGATGTGTAGGTGTACAAGAGATATTCGACGTTATTCCTACTGACATAACATTTGAAGCTACAGGAGGTACGGCTACGGTTCAGGTGGTTGTCGATGATGGAGTTGAATGGGAGTTGACACTTTAAATTAGGGAGGATAATTATGTCGAGAGAGAAAATATATAAGATGGATGATGGTTCTTGGCTTACCTCGGACAAGAAGGAAGGTGTCGGTCGTGATAAAATGAATTTCGATGCTCCATCTTGGAAAGGAAGGGAAGACAGGATCACTATCCGAATTGTGAAGAAATCCGATACTGAAAGTATGAAAGCTATAACTTTCAGGCAAAAAGGCATTAAAATCACAGAAGTCTCGGTTAGCAGGCTGGAGTTCCCTATATCTGGTGGAGATAAGCAGATCCTTATTACTACCAACGCTGCTTCTATCAATGCCCTTATTACGGGTGAGAAAGATATAAAGGGTGTCATAAAAGCATTTACTACCGCTTCCGGTCTTAATATTGACGTCAATGATATTAGGCTTGATTATGGTTTCCCTGGTGATCCGGGTCTTGAAGACACGTTCCAGGTTTCGATGATTGTTTCCATGCCTGGCAATGAGGATGGGAATGAAGTTAATGAGAACATAACTATAAATGGTGTACTGATTCCTATTTATCAGCCTGGAAAGGTCGTTCCTTACATTAAATTGGATAAGGAATTTGAACAAATTGAGGGTGATGAAACAAGCACGCAGTTAAGTATAGAAAGTAATATAAAAGATTATGTTATTGAAATAGTTGAATGCGAGTCTGTGGATAAGGAGGAGATTCACCTGGACAAGGATGTTGTTGATCTTGATTCAGATGGATCACCGGAGGTAATCAACGTAAGTACAAATCCTGAAAATTTAAGATGGAGGATTAGGAATGAAAGTAGATAATTGTTGGGCGAACATAGATAAGAAAGAAGGCGGTCTTAACAGTAAGGTTAATATTTACTTTGATGAAAATGATACTGGTGCCAACAGAAGTGTCAAGATAAGGGTGTCTTCCAGGGACGGTAGCGTATCTGAAGAATGTACGTTAGTTCATAAGAAAAAAGAACAGGTAGTTTATAGAAATAAAAGACAATCGGCTCTTTTCACAAAAGAAGGATGTAATCCTGAGACAGAGAAAGGGGAAGAGCTTGAGTACGTTGTTGAGGCCGGAAAATACACATCTATCATATCTCAGTCTGATGCTGATGACAAGGCTATGAAAGACATTGAACAAAATGGTCAGAACTGGGTTAATGAGCATGGTCGTTGTATAACCATATTATGGTACAATGTCAAGAAATCAAAGTCGTTTAGAAAGAACGATTGTGATCCTGATACCGAAGAAGGAAGTTTGGTTACGATGACAATCGAAGCCGGGCAATTTTCTTCTACCATAAGCCAAGAAGATGCCGACCGTAAGGCTGAAGCTGAGTTGAATGCCAAAGGTCAAGACTATGCTAATTCTTATGGTACTTGCAATACCATAAAATGGTACAACGACAGGAAATCCAAGATGTTCCAAAAGACAGATTGTGAGGTTACTGAAGTTGGATCTATGGTAGAGTACGTTGTAGAAGCCGGCCGCTTCTCTTCTTCTGTTTCTAAGGAGGATGCTAATCAGAAGGCTTTGGATGCCTTGGAAGCTGAAGGTCCAGGTTATGCTAATGAGCATGGTACATGTGAAACAAATTTATGGTATAACGTAGAGAAGTCAAAAGTATTTTATAAAAATGACTGCGAAGATGGGTTTATCGGAGCACCTTACACTTACACAGTAGAAGCCGGTAAATACACATCAGACGTAAGTCAAGAAGATGCTGATAAGAAAGCTCTTGATGATATAGAGAAAAACGGTCAAGAACAAGCCAACCTTAATGGTGAATGCGTTGAGGATCCTAATTATTTTATAGGAAAGGCTTCGGCTCGTGTTCAGAAAAATGATTGCGATGCCGAATCTCAAACCGGAAGCTTCGTTGATTTGACTGAAAAGGATCTTTCCGGATACCCAGATGCTTTTGTATCAAGGGAAAGCCAGGAGGCAGCAAATGCGCTGGCTGAGGCCGCTATGGAAGAACAGAAACAAGATCTTGCTAATAAGAAAGGTACTTGCATAGATAAAAACCAATTTGTTGGTGTATATAGCAAGGTATTCACAAAAGACAATTGTGAAGGAGAAGGCGTAGGTTCGCAGGTAACAGTAGACCAAGACGATGTAACCGGTGGTCCTTTTACTTCATACGAAAGCCAGGAGGCGGCTAACGCGCTCGCTCAGGCTGCTGTCGAGCAACAGGGCCAGGCTATAGCTAACCGGGACGGCCATTGCACGTGGACTGGTAAATACAGTGAGGAATTTACCAAAAATGATTGTACTGAAGGTCAGGTAGGATCTAAGATTACGGTAACCGAACAAGATGTTGTTGGTGCTCCTTTCACATCTACCGTAAGCCAAGATGATGCTAATAACAAGGCCAAGGCTGCTGTCAAAGAGCAAGGTCAGGCTATTGCCAATAATAAAGGGAATTGCGAAGATATGACGGTCTATACCGGTCATTACAGCAAGAGATTCGTTCCTGAATGCGAGGCTTGTCATAAAGGTGTAGAGATGGAGGTTATGGCTGAGATGGTAAATGGTAGTCCTGTTACATCAACAGAAAGCCAGGATGCAGCAGACGCAGAAGCTCGTAGGATCGTAGAAGAAGGAGGTCAGGCTTATGCTAATAAAAACGGTAACTGTACGCCATTAAGCACCGATCCTGTATGGGAAGACGTAGAACCGGAAGAACTTAGATGTAGCGAAGGTAAGTCTCAGAAAAAGCAACGTGATACCAACGAATGTTCTGAAACTCACAATCAAGAACGTTGGGTAGATGGCGGGAATAAGGTTTGTAGCTGGACCGGTCATTATTCAGAAACGTTCCAGAAGAACGACTGTGAGATACCGGATTCAGGAACAGAAGTAGAGGTAAATGAAGCTGATGTTGAAGGCAATCCTTTTATTTCTTTCGTAAGTCAAGAAGATGCCAATAATAAGGCTAAGGAGGCTGTTAAAGCCCAAGGACAGAACATTGCCAACCAGAAGGGTAAATGTAGGTTCGTAGGTGTATATAGCAAGGAATTTACGAAAGACAATTGCGGATCATGTCAGCATGGCGTTCCGATGAGCGTAACACAAGACATGGTAGGTGGACCGTTCTATTCCAATGAAAGTCAGGAAGAGGCAAATAGGCTGGCTCAGGAAGCCGTAGAAGCCCAGGGTCAGGTTTACGCTAACAAGAACGGAACGTGTGAAACAGATAACACCGATCCTGTATGGGAAGATTCGGAACCGCTCGAAACCAAATGTGAAGGTGGTAAATCTTATAAAAAACAGGTTAATACCAACGAATGTTATGGTGGAGAAAACGAACGATGGGTAGAAGGCGGAGATAAAGTATGTACCTGGACCGGAACATATAGCAAGCAATTTACAAAGCAATGTGCTGACGGCGGTGTCGGATCTAAAGTTACCATAGACCAAGATGATGTAACTGGCGGTCCTTTTACGTCTACCGTAAGTCAGGAAGACGCAAATAGCAAGGCTCAGGCTGCCGTTGAACAGCAGGGGCAGGATCTTGCTGACGCGCAGGGAACTTGTACCTGGACCGGTAAGGCAAGTAAGGTCTTCACCAGAAACAATTGCGGAACCTGTCAGCATGGTTCTTCTGTTACCGTAACCCAATATCAAGTAGGTGGTCCATTTACGTCTAATATCAGTCAAGCCGATGCCAACAAAAAGGCTCAAGATGCTGTAAATTCCCAAGGTCAGGCAGTAGCCAACAAAAACGGTGATTGCGTAGCTGATAGCACAACTCCTTCTTGGTCGGATACCGGAAGCACCCATTGTGGCGGTTGTACGTCTCAGAAGCAACAACGTGACACCAATCCATGCTCTTCTTCTTACGACAACATAAGATGGGTTAATGGAGGTGGAGAATCTTGTACAGACTGGTCTTACTACGGAACAGGAGATTGTGTGGGCCATACTCAGTATGATGCTTATCGTGATAGCTGTTCTGGTAGCATAAATCGTCAATATTATGCAAGTTGTGGGAATTGCTGTAATTGCGGACCTTACGGTTCTTGGCAAGAAAATGGATGTAAGAATGATCAAGTGAAATACGTTCGTTATGATGATTGTGGTCATGCCGAATACAAATACGAATATGAAGTTGGAAAATGTGGATATGCTCCATATGAGTTTCAGTTCCATGATGGAAGAACGAGCAAGTCGAGATCCGTCTCTGGAGAATCCCAGGATATTGAAGAAGTTATCATAAGTACTAAGAGTAATTCATATATAGGTTTTTCTGTTAAATCGAAACCTTCTTGGTGTTCTGTCGATTACAGAAATCAGACATCTGAAAGTATGAAGGCTGTGGTGACGTTATCTGCCAATACAACATCTTCTTCCAGATCCGGTGATATTGTTTTTGTTCAAAATGAATCTGGAAAGACAGTTACTCTTAGTATTTCGCAGGCAAGACAAATGTTGTATAAGTTCACATTCGATGATAATACTACTTCAGATAAATCTTTATCTGTTCAAGCTGCATCTAATGATGCTCAATATACAATCAAAAGTACATTAAATGGTTCTTATCATGGTTTTGCCACTACGTCTAAACCGTCTTGGATTACGACTGAGTATAAAAATCCGGCTTCTGATAGTATGGTTTGTGTTCTTAAGATAACTGCCAACACAAGTACATCTTCTTCTCGTACTGGATCCGTTGTGCTTACTCAAAATGACAGTGGTAAAACATTGAAAATAAATGTTACACAAGCTGCGGCTGAGGTTAAACTTGTACCAGCACATATTACATTAAAAAACGGCTCTTGGGCTACTTATAGGAAGAGTAATGTTTCTTATAGCCCTGGTGCCGGCAAGTGTATTGCTGGATTCGAGTGGACTGGAGATGAAAATGGAGATATACGAATTTATACTTGTGATATTAAGGTAGTAGATTCCAGTTACCGTGAGATACCTGGAGCTACTATAAGCATTGGAACTACAACCCAGAGAGTAAGGCCTGGAAGCTCTTGTTTGAATTTCGGAGCTGTAGGGGGAGGTATATTGGCAGGATATGTTCATGTTGGAGATGAGAATGCGAATACTACATGGTATATACGAACTATAAACGTATCCTATGATGGCAAATTGTATAAGAGTGCTACTGTAAGGCAATTTGAAAAAGCAGATATTTCCAAGAAAGGTGGTGTATTTAATGTCTATAATGAGTCACCTGCTTCTTACAACTTTATCGTAGATGGAGCTGAGTGCGGTGATGAGAGAGGAACTTTAAAATACTCTTATTCTCAGATGAATCTAATCCAGCATAATTAACAAGGGAGGGGATTTAGTTCTCTCCCTTGAATGTTTTTTGGATTATATTATTTTGTTTTAAGTATTGTCCATTAGAATAAAAATGATTAATATTGCATATCATTCAATTTTAAAATTTTAGTATCATGGCTTGTAAAAAGAAAGCTCGTCAGGGTGGTGAAGTCGATAAGAAAGACAAACCTAAAATGCGTCAAGGCGGTAGCGTTGGAGGCAAGATGAAAAGAAAGAAGACGAGCACTAAAAAGTGATTGAAAACCAGGGGAAGGTGCTGATCACCTTCCCCATTTTAATAACATAACAACAATTTATTATGAGCAACAAGTTTATTAGCAAAGGACAAAGGAATGTCTGTGTGACGTTTGTAAAGTACTATCCTGTATTGATGCAGGATAGTATGTTAGCCAGCATTTTTGATGAGTTTTATCCTTTTAGTATCACTAATTGGCTGTATCCGATATTAGGTCATTCTCTATCATGGGACCTATTTCTCTTGGCTTTTTCAAGAATGTTCAGGTTTTGTATATGGCATAGGTTATTGATCTATAGCATGATTTTTAATATCTGTGTAGAATGGGTTACGGTTAATATTGAGATGCCTATTGAACACAATATCGTAGTGTGGTCTGTTATGGCTGTTACTCTTTTGATAATCATTGCCTCTATTGTTTTTAGATTTAGAACAGGATGTTTTGAAAATGAAAGAAATTCTGACAGAGACGCTGCGTAAAAGCGGTGCGGCGGTATGCGATAAGATAAAGGAGATGTTTTTAAGCGGGGAATGCGATCATCTCACAGCCAACGATCTTGAGACATGGATGCAGCTTGCTAATCCGGCTAAATACTATACCGGAGAAGAGGCTGTTTCTTATCTTAATGTAACTTCTAAAAGATTTTATGAATATCGGAAGGCGAAGTTAGTTCCTGATCCGGTTAAGATAAAGGGATTTCCTAAACCTTTATATACGAAAGTTATGTTGGATGAGGCTATAAAAACCATATCCGGCATGAGTGAAAGAGATATTTATATGAGGATCTTGAATGCTAAATCAAGAGAATCCAGAGCAAAAGAAAGGAGGGGAGTATGATTACAAATGGTGAATTTGTATCAAGAGTCATAAATGGCATTCATGCCCTTGATAAAGACTCCCATGTTAGCCGGAGATGGATATTGAATATCGGTAGAACCAAATCCGAATCTTATACAGCCCAGAGATGGGATGATGGGACGTTGCTTGGCGACCACCGGCTCCTGACTTACGTTACTTGTCTGGAGATGATTGAAGTTGATAAAATAGTTTGCTGCGATGCCGAATTTGCGTTGTGTAATACACTTATGCGTTCAAAGCATAAACTTCCAGGACTTCTTTATTCTGCCCTTAGACCGGCTATTACTAAGGTGACTAACGTAGATAACACTATATTTTTTAAGTTCGCTGAAATAAAGTCGTATCGCAATGAACAAAAAAGACCGTATGCTAAATACGTTAAAGAACGTCGTCCTTTTTATTATGTAGAAAACGACTATATTTATATACCGGATTTTCATATAGAGCTTATTAACGTAGAGTTCTTTACAACAAGAAGAAAGAAGGCGCTGGAGTTAATGGCCTGCGATCCTACACCTAAAGGGTGTGAATCTGAATGGGAATACGAATTTATCTGCCCTATTAAGTTAATTGAGTACGTAGTGGCAGAGACGATAAAGGAAGTAGCATTCAGGCTACAGATTCCTGTTGATGAAAATCCGAATCTTGATTCCAATCAAAAAAGTCAAATTGTTCAGTGATTCTTTTTATTGGGCACCCGACCATAGTTATATAGTTTGGCCGGGTGTTTTTTTTGTACTATTTCAATGCAAGAACAGGGTTTCCCCATTTTCTTTTCCATTTATCTCCGAGGTAATTTATCAAAGAATTGTAATCTTTGATAAAACCGTCATCAATAACAGAGGCTATGACGTTCTCTATGGCTATTATGTCATTGAGCTCATCTTTACTGGCAGTATTCCTTATTCCATCTTCGTGTTTATTAAAAACAATGAAATTAATAGCTTTAGCAACTCTTTTTATACTGTCTTTCAAGTCATTCTTGTTTGGAACTATTCTGCTTATTGCGCTACACATCCTAATATATGCATCGCCGGCTTCGTTCCGGTTTTCTATCAAACCATCTGTGAGCCAAATGACAACCTCTGCGTAAATTTCTGGATCCATCTCTAATGCAATCATGACAAACAGATATGGATTGACAAACCATTTTTGATCTACTCCTTTTCCTTTTTTGTAGGCAAGGTCTAATTTTCCAAGATCCATTACACTACTGATATTCAGGATATTATCTTTGAGTCCGAGATTCCTCCTACTCAATAAATCCCTGTCATTCAACTTATTAAAAAGCTCGAAGCATCTCTCCCTAAAAGAAGAAGTTAGCATTATTTCGTTAATCCATCTCTCTTTTAACCCTTTTTCTTTTCTTTTCTTATTCATGGCTGATACGGCGTCTGTTATACATATGTAGCCGTCTTTAGACATAACAGATACATTTATTCCTAACAAAACTCGATCTTTTGATTGTAAAACAACATTCGATTTCATAACTTTACTACGTTTTTAAAATTAATACTTATAAGTCTACCTGTCCGTGAGGATCGGTAGACTTTGCAAATATAGAATAGTATTTTGATGCAACAATACATTCTAATGTTAATTATCTGAAATGTATAATTTTAATTTTTGAATAATGAAAAGAACATCAATACAATCACCGTATTTTGTAGCCTACTACCATCGTCTTATGAAGAGAAAGAATGGTTTTAAGAAAGGCATGATAAGAGACAGAGGGGAGGTTTTAAGGCTGTTATCTATTATATGGAAAACCGTATCAGAACATTATGTGGAAGCTGATGCCGGTGTTTACGTAGATAACGTAGGATACTTATGCCATGTACTTATACCGGGGCAGCGCTTTGCCGTCAGGCGGGACCTGGACATCGTGAGCAGGCTCGGCACCAACGGCTACCTCTACAACCACCTGGTTATGGATTTCGCAGACTCCAAAAGATATTACCATTTTGTAATACAAGATAGCTTGAAAAAGAAGTTAAGGGTTAAAATGAATAAAGGACGAAGATATCGATTTATGTACAATGAAATACTTGCTAAAAGAAGAGTGTTTAAAGATTTCCAGATTAAGAGAGTTTTCGAAGACAAGGAATTAGGTCATAGAAATAAGTAGAAAAAAAGTAGCGATCATCCTTTGTGTATATAGAATAATCGCTACTTTTGCATATCCGTCTACTTTCTCAAGCGGGCGGATATAATGTTAATCAAATATCTTTATATAGACAAAGTTCTATGGAGACAAAGGTAAACAATTTTCAAAACAATGCGAAGAACAGTAGCATTATTTTGACGCAAAAATCCAGCGAAACGGAAACTAACGGAAGTGTAACAATCTTTAGAAATTCAGAGTTTGGAAACATTAGGACTATAGTGGACCCTAATGGTGACGTGTGGTTTGTAGCTGTAGATGTAGCTCGATCGCTCGGTTATGCTACGCCTAAAAATCCAGTAAAAAGACACGTAGATGAAGAGGATACCATTCTTTTGCAACTATCTGATTTTCAGAGAGGCTCGTTTTGGGCTCCATTGAAAATCAATGAGTTAGATAGCATACGGGTAATCAATGAATCCGGGTTGTATTCTCTTGTTTTGTCTTCCAAATTAGAGTCTGCAAAGAAGTTTAAACGATGGGTAACATCAGAGGTTCTTCCCTCTATAAGAAAAACCGGTTCCTATTCTATAACACCGAAAGACTATCCGTCTGCATTAAGAGCATTAGCTGACGAGATTGATGCCAAAAATAGAGCCATAGCCGAGAGAGCACAAGCAGAGGCGGAGAGACAGCAGGCGATTAAGACCATAGAAGAGCAGCGTCCTGATGTGGAGTTTGCAGAGTCATTTAAGAAGGTTGATCATGAAAACATGTGGTTGATTAGAGATATTGCGAAGAAGCTTGAACAAAATGGGATCATTATTGCCGAAAAGAATCTCCGTATGTTTCTTGAAGAAATGAAATTCATGTTCAGGAACGGGCAGGGTAAATGGGAACTATACAGTGATATCGTTAAAAATAAGTTTGGTGTTTATCGATCTTACTTTGTGGATAAGTACTCCGGTGAAAGGATCAATCAGCAAACAATATACATGACTGGTGCCGGATATGAAGTTACGCTCAATGGTATAAAAGGGAAATGTAGAAGCACGTTTCTAAAGTACGGTAAGTTTGAAGATCCTAACTTTTAAAACAGCAAAATAGGGCATTAGACAGATTATTTATATCTTTGTGGAGGTCAGGTTCGTTTCCTGTCCTCCATTTTTTTTAAGAGATGACAGTCGAAGATTATATCATAGAGTTAAAATCGTCTTTAAGATCATTTGACAAGCGTGATCTGATAGATGAGGTATCCATCTACAAATGGGTAGAAATTGCCCTGAAGAAGTTTGGAGGCGATATTACTATGCGCAAAGAAGCGGTAGTGGATGTCAAGAGAGGGCAGGCTCGTATGCCTGGTGATTACTTTGATCTTATTCTGGCTTTCAAATGCGATTTTAAAGGATATGAGGTGCCGGAAGGTGATAAGGTGATACCAGAACTTCAAAATACAATAGCCTGGAAAGAACGTACCGAAAGAAGTTATAGGTGGTGTTCTTGCGATGAATGTTGTAAAGACGAATGCGAGAAAGTGATAGTTGAAAAATTTTATATCAATGTTCATGATCGCGATCATGAAGTTCGTTGCTATTATGACCGACCGGTAATGTTAGGTCTTGCTAAGCCTATGCTTCGTGATTCTTGTTTGAGTAAATGCCGGAATAAGGTAATAAAGGATAGTCCGTATGAAATAAATATCGTAAACGGATTCCTGTATGCTAATTTCGATGGGCCTATTTACATGCAGTATCGGTCTCTTCCCTTTGACGGAGAATCTAATATAATTATACCAGACACGCCTCAAGGTTTGGTATTGGATTATGTAGATAATTTTGTAAAGATGAGATTCTTTGAGGAACTGATGTATAATGGAGAAGCACAAGGGGCTGCCGATTTGTTCAAGTTGTATGCACAGCAAGATTTGGTTAAGCTGAAAAATGCTAAGACCGAACTTAAGATGATGGGTATGACATTAAAAGGCATGTACGAACCTCTTAGGCGGCGCCGTGCTGAGTTTGAAATATATACTAAGGCGTATCCTGTAATTGACAATATGCTCAAATTGATATGACAGAAGTAGTTCTATTTATATACTTGCTTGGTGTTATTGTGTCTATGATTGTTTGGTCAATCAGGCAATTTAAAGGAGATGCAAGTTTGGTAGAGACAATGTATTGCCCGGTAGTATTTTTATCGAGTTGGATATACGTATTTGAAATATTAAAAAATAAATAAGATGTTAGAAGTTAGTGCAAGCGAAATAGTAACTGCCGACAAAATGAGAGGCGTAGGACCGGCAAATATTATCTTCACAGCCGGCTTTAATCCGGTAGCTGAAGATCGTAGAGGCGTAGCTAAGGTAACGGCTGGTGGAGAGAGTAAGAACGTTACAATCACACAAGCTGCCGGCGAGCAGGTCGTTGTAATTCCTGAGTTCGATTATCTTGTTCTTAGATACGGATGGGAATCAGAAGACGGTTCCGATTTTGATACTGCAACCGGTTTCACCAATACAGGCATATCAAATGTGGATAACAAGTACGTTGGATGGAGCAGGCAGTGGGCTACTACCCAACAACAGGTAGGTGATTACCTTATCCATGGTGGTGATAACATGGAGTCAGGACTCGAAGGGGCACTTATTAAGATGAAGACCTTGCTATCAGCGCCGGGCATGGACGAGTCGGAACCTAATATCAATGCCGATATCTATGGTAATTGGTATGAGAATAGAGGACGAGGAAATGTCGTTGTGTCTTTTACAGCCTACCTTGGAGGAGAGATGGTTAAACAAGGATTTAACTTCATTAACGAAGGTGGTGAAGAAGTTTACTCCGACAGCATCACTACCAACGTTTCAGCTCATGGGGAAACCAATTACCAAAATATAAAAGGTTTGTACACTAAGATGGGTACGATGGTTTATAATAAGGAAAAGCGTGATTGTGTTATTGTTATAGGTTAAGACATGGAAAGCCTTTGGAATAAATACAATAAGATCAAGGAGGTGTTTTACCGGGATTTCGTTTATGATTCCAGCTACACAGAGCAGGCCTCGTGCATCCCACTGTCGTCGGTGAAGAACGGGGTAGGCTGGGTCGGCGACGGAACCATTAATCTGGCCCAGTATCTTCAGTTTGTATATACGGAAATGATTCTCGGCAATAAGACGGAAGATGATGTTCGTAATGCCATACTGGTGCTTACTCGTCTTGCCGATACTACTTATGATCTATTTTTTAATAACAATAAAGGTATTTATTTCAAATTCGAAAAAGGATTTTTCTTAAGAGACGATATCCATAGCGAAGATGCAAGCAAATTTGGTCTTTCCAAGATAAGTTCCGGGTACACTAATGGTATAGAGTTGAAAGACGAAGATCCATGCTTCTCCCCATTCACTTCACAAGATCAGATCTGGAATCTGGCTCCGATATTAGCTTTCTTATCAGAAAAAGGATTTGAAGAAGCCAGGCAAGTAGGATACGATATTTTTGAGTACGTTATTAGAAACGGGCACAAGATATACAATCCTTATTACAGTGCCTTGCTTCATCATTGGACATTTCTTCCTGATATGGATACCGATAAGGTCAAGCCGTGGGATAGGGTTAGCAACCGTAACAAGAATCTTAAATACAAAGTTAAGGTTAAGAGAGGGGCTAACAATTGGTACTTCTCTGGAGGGTTCAGATGGGCTTTTAAGAAGTTTGGTGGCAAGTGCAGTACATTCTGGCATTGCCTATGGTATAAGCCATTTATATTCTTAGCAGATAGAGTATATCATCCATATATATGCAAATGGTTTGGTATTAAGGTTAAAAACAATTCTTACTATTGCCTTGGATCCACAAATGAAAAATCATGGTACGGTCCTAAGTTTAGAAAGAGGTTGGTTAATAAGTTTAACAAGTCTTTGGAAGGGGGAGAGTTATTTATGCCTCATCTGGTTTTTCTTCATGGATGTGAAGACGTTGATAGAAGCAGCTTAGAGTCCTACCTTAAGGAATGGGAATGGGATAAAGTTAATTCTCCTATTGAGTTTTTGACTTTATGCAATTGGTATAAAATATTTTTTTAGCAATGAAAATATATTATAAATCAAAAATAGCTAAGTTATTTACGTTCATTGACGGCTACAAAACAATTATGTTATTTGGAGCCGTATTTACCGAACGTGATAGTATATCATTGAGAGCCGAATATCATGAGGAGGCACATTGCAATCAGTATCATACAATGTTTTGTTTTGGTATGTTTATATCATTGCTTACAATAGGATTGTGTCTCTTATTCGGTAATGCAGGATGGCGGATGCTGTGGCTGTCTCTTATTCCGATATTTTTATACTATTCATGGTATTTAATTGAGTACCTGATTAGGTTGTGCATATATCGCAATCATGATAAGGCATATCATAATATCGTATTCGAAAGAGAGGCTTTCGACTTAGAAAAGTATTGGAATAAGCATGATGTTTTGAGGAAGGAGTCGGAAGGGTTTAGTTTCCTCGGTTATTATCGGAAGGAGTATTTTTATGAGTAGGAGAAGATATTTTGAGGAATATAGATCTGGTAATGAAGCCATTTATCATTGTGTTGAAATTGATACCGATCATGATACTTATTTTGAGGTGCTTGATTTAATGAGTAAAGATGAATCCGATACAGTTAGCCCGGATAAGGTTAATAATGTATTGAATCAGCTTAGGCAAGGGTCATGTTTTAACATTCATACTCAGAGTATAGTTTCTTTTGAGGTTATAGAAAGGAGAAGTAATGCTATATTTATCAAATTTAATCCAACTCCTGCTCCAAGTGAACAACATGGCATTATATATAGGTTTCAGATAAACAATAAAAAATATGTTTTTATGTTTTCTAATAATTATGATGGCAAGAGAGACCTTATACAAAACGCAGATGAGGATGTTGATTGTATGACATATGCAAAGGATACCAGTCTTTATTCTAATAACTCTTTCTTTGTATTTGTTTGATTATACGTGTTAAATATAATTATATGATTTACAGTAATTTATTATATATATGGGGGGGGGTAATCCTTAGTATATTATGAGGCGTCGTTTCTTGATAAAAAATAGGGAGCTTGAAGACTTTATCATAAGGTTTTATCCGGCCGGCAATTACACATGGGTAGTTCCTGATGGCTGTTTTTCCGTAGATGTCTTTTTAGTTGGTGGAGGAGGCAGTGGCAGCTCTGCCGGCGGGGGAGGTGGTTATACCAAGACCTTCAAGTCTGATAGCAAGGGCTGGAAAGACGGAGAAGCTATTGCTGTAAAACCCGGTCAATCTATTTCTATAACAGTAGGAAAAGGAGGAGCAGAAGTTTATCAAGCCGAACAAAATTCTCCTGGTAAAGATGGTGGTTATTCTCAATTCATGAGTTCGTCTTATAGAGCAAATGGCGGAAAGGGCGCTAATAAACATAAGGGAGGAGATGGTGGTAGTGCCGGAAGTTCGTCATATACACAAGATGGCGCTTCAGATGGTGGAGACACAAATGGAGAAGCATTTGGAGTAATTAAAGGTCAAGGTCATACTACCAGAGATTTTGGAGAATCCGGCGGTAAAAGAAATGCCGGTGGTGGGAGTGGAGAAACTAACACCGGAGTAGTATTCCAAGGAGGAATATCTGATTACAGTGAAGGATCTGGCACAGGAGGATCAACAAACGGGTCCGGTAAAGGAGGCGGAGGTTATGGCGGCGGAGGAGGCGGCGTCAGATACTCTATGGTTTATGCCGGAGCCGGCGGTGATGGTACTGTGTTAATTAGGGGTAGAAGATATAAATCGTAAGTAGATGTTATGAGACGAAGATTTGAAAATGTTAATATGGCGATGGGTAATTGTTTCTCTCCTGTAATGGAAGGAAGTCAATTTCAATGGAATAATATTGTAGTTAATAGTCCAGTATATATAACTCCAATAAGAAGAAAGAAATTCAAGATAAGTTTTGGAGAATTTGATTTATCCAAAGTTTTGTCTAATGTGTCATCTAATTGTGATATTATAATAAGAGATAAATCTGCATATACATTTCTATTGTTACTTCTATCTGCTGATCATTCTAAATGCAGTTTGTTTAATAATCATCTAACGGTTAATACCCAGGATTTACCAAGATATATTTTTTACATTGATTCCGAACATGAGGAACTGTATTCATACAAAGACGGGGTTTTAGAAAGTAATGTGACGATAATGGATCCAGTTGATAATTATTTCTATAATTATATTGATATTCAAATAAGAAATTTCAATGATAATCCTATCCCCGATTTTTATGTAGGTGTGGTCGATAAAGTAGGAGACTGAAAATGTATTTCTTTTCTTCACCTACTTTAGAAATCCATGATTAAATCTCTTTTGCTATCTTTGTGACAAACAGTTATAAAATGGCAGCAGAAGATAACAGAAACATAGCGGTTCCTCAAACAGGCATGAATCGCGATCTGCATCCGTCGAGTCTTACGGATCAGCATTATACGTTTGCCTTGAATGCCAACATCGAATCCGAGGACGGTAATGTTGGGATGAGATCTAACGAGCACAGTAATCTTAAATGCATTGATTTCGATGGATTTAAAGTTATTGGTTATAAGAATGATCTTACTTCAGGCAATATCTATTTTTTTATAACAAATCCTGAAACAGGCGTATCTAAAATAACTTATTTTAAGCCTGAATCCGACACAAGTATCTTGTCTGATTCTGATATAGAATCTATGGTAGAAGGATCGGAGTCGTTGTGTTCTGGCATGAAAACCCTGCTTGAAGACAACGAGCAAGATCCGTGCCTTAAGTTCTCTATCTACCATCCTATAAAAACCATAGAAATAAAGACAGAGAAATGTGGGAAATGTATTTACTGGACTGACGATCATAATCCTCCCAGGTATGTTATTGTAGACAAGGCTCTGACTCCTGATGATGAAGGTGATATATGGTATCATTATCATGGGTATAAGATATGCGATAAAGAATACGATAGGAAAAAGTTCATGCAGGAGAATGGTTGTTTTCTGGCATGTGAGAAACTTAGGGTGTTTCCGCTACTGGACCAGCCATGCGTAGAGCCGGTACAGATAGAGTACGGGGGCAGCCTACGTGCGGGCGTGTATCAGTTTGCTGTGGCCTTGTGCGATGAATTTGGTAACGAGAAAACTAACTATACTTCATTAACTAACCCTGTTCATATATTTGACGAACAATATATTAGGATAAATGATGGTAAATGGGGAGAAAGAACTAATCTTGGTATAAGACTTAAGGTGTCTAATCTGGATAGGCAAGTCAGCCATTATAAGGTGGCTGTTATTCAGAATACTGTTGGATACAATGGTGAAACACAACCTGTAGTGGATTATTTTATAGAAGGTATTCATCCTATTACAGAGAAGACTATATACTATTATTCTGATCTTAATAACAAAAGAACGACATTCGAACACATTTCTTTAAAAAGAGCCATATATAATACATCAAGAGGAATAGTGTCAGTCGGAAACCGTCTTCTTCAATATGGTCTTACGGCAGAAAAAGAATGGAATTTACAGCCTGTAGTTTCTCTTATGGGGCATTTTCTAAAATGGCAGGCGTCGGTAGCTCACGAAGACCTGTATAAGGATGGTAATGCTTGCTCGTTGTATGTGGGATACATGAGGAATGAAGTATATCCTTTTTCTATCTCGTTTAAGACATCCACAGGATATAAAACTCCAGCATTCGTTCTTGTTCCCCCACCTTATGATAAGGCGAGAGAGGAAATGAACAAAGACAGTATCCCATACCAGTCTATAAACGCATATGCTCCGGATTGCTCAGGTGTTGATAGGAAATATGTATGGCAGTATAGCAATACGGCAGGAGATGGGGTATTGATTGACGACGATGCGGTTGTTATAGATGAAGAACAGAAAGAGTGTGACAACCCGGCTACTGTAGGTCAAACTGTTATAGTGGAAAGCAATTTCGCTACTTTTAAAGGGAAATCAAGATTTATTATCGATTATGATGATATTGTAGGAACCCCTATAAATTATTTGTCTGAAAATATAGGTCTTGTAGCTTGTAATAATAAGGAGAATGGAAACAATGAAAGACAGATATGTGATATAGCTACCAAATACAGAGAAGATGGAACACAGGATTATATGGAGCCAATTGATCATATTAGGTTACCAGAAATGGAAGGAGACTGCGAAGTACCTCATCGTCAAGAATCTATATTGTCAGCTCCAGTTCCACTAATAACAGGCCTTGTAGAAGATTATATCTATAAGGTTCTTAGCGAAATGGAACACGTCTCTACAGATTATCTATATACCACAGGAGGAGAAAATCAGAATAAGTATTCTGTGTTGTTTAATTACGAGACAATGGATTCTTTATCTGAATGGATGGAGGAAGCATTTTTTGGGTATAGCGCTGGCCGCATATCAGGTGATGGCAATCAACACCTTTGTTCTGAGTTTTATCCATACTTACAACCTGGATCTGTTTTAAAAACCGTGTCTGATGCTATATACGTATTAGATACCATGCCTTGTACATGCGGATGTTATATTGAGAGTTATTGCTCTGATCCTACTGTGTCAAGAACTGATTATAACAACTTTCAAAATTATAATTATCTTCTTGGAAGTTATATTCTTCATATAGATGGATGGAACCAAAAGATAAATGGTGTAGGAGATTGGCGAGCCGGTAGATCTACCAGTACAGTCATAAATAATCAGTATAGATCAAAGAACGGACCCAGGTATTGTATTGAGCAATTTTGGCCTGAAGCTTCTGAGAAGTTGCAAGATATGATATATAAAAATTCGGATACCGGTATAGATGAAACTGATTGGAAATTTGAAGGGTATGTAAACAATGCTACATTTAATAATCCTACAGGGGATAAGCTTAATATTGGATTCGCATCTGAATTTGTGGTATGGAAGTTTGTCAGAAATGTAATGACAAATGCAAGATTTATTAGGATTAATAGACCAGAAGAGTGGGACATAGAAGGTTATAAAGACGAGAACAAAGTTCTTTATCTTGAAGCTCTTGGAAAGGTAGATGGCATAATGGATGCTGTGTCTACCAATTACGTTCGTGTTTCTTTTTGGAAGGATGTTGAAACATGGTCCCCTCTTGGAATAGTACCAGTTGAATTTGATAGACCTGAGTATGAATCATCTCATTCCGTTATTGTTAACATAGCAAGACCGGCTTTCGGAGAAATAAATGAAGAGTTTTTTGATTCTATAGGTCAAAATTATTTTTATGTTACAATAGAATCTCCTATTGTAGCGGTTCCTTGGATAATGACGTTTAGAAAAATTCAATTTTGTTCTTATAAAAATTATGATACCCCAGAAGAAGAGGAAGAAGAAGGAAAGAAGCCTTCCCGTGCTATTCTTGGAGTCGCTTTTGCTACAGGTAAAACCATATATCCTTATATTTTTGGTGTAAGAGAAAAAGAAATAAATAAGGTTGATTTGTCTGTTGATTCAATAACATTAAGATCGACGGTAGTATTTGCATCTAAATGTCAGACATGTGGAGATAGGCCTATTAATTGCAAGCCTCGTCCTTATAAATACGGGGATTTTGCATATTGGGAATCATCTGAGAAATATCCTGCTAATTTTGAACTTTATGATAGTAGTAGGATGAAAATAGACACAGGTAGATCTTATGATGATCCAAAAAAAACAGAAGCTTATTCTAATATTATGAATAAGTTAACAGAATATTATGGTGCTCCTTTGTCAGACAAAAATGGATTATCTTATTTCAAGGGTCATTCTTATGGAGGAGTAGATACTTCTACCGTATTTTGCCAACAACCTATACGTCATTACCGGTTCCCAGATAACAAGCATATACCTTTTATGAACAGTGATGAACGTGGATATGACATAGCTTCTGAAATATATCCGGTAGGTATTATGGTAGATGAGAACACCATACAAGTGTTTTTGGATTTTGCGGTAGATTCTGGTTTGATTACGCAACAACAAAGAGATACGATCGTAGGATATGAACTGTATCGTGGAGATAGGAGGCTAAATAGGTCGGTTGTGGCCTCAGGATTGGCCTACGATATGCTTAGATACATAGGAGACGATGGTAATGTAAATATCTATCCTAATTACCCATATAATGACCTATCACAAGATCAATATAATTATACGTCTGGCAAAAGAGACGAGTTTATATCCCATCCTTTCGACAAAGGAGGAAACGTGTGGTATTCATTTTGTTCGCCTGATATTTATTTCAACAAGCCCGAACTTCCAAATGAAGTATGTATAGACGGGTTTCAAAGAGGAATGTCTGTAGGCAGTTTTATACCTGTCGAAGATCATCCAAAATGGACTATCTTAGGTCCTGCCGCTTATACGATGGCTGCGTCACTTGCCGCAGTTGAATCAAGTACCACAATAGCCGCTATGATAGCAGAAGAGCTTCAGATAAGGGCTCAGTCTGGATACATAGGAGGGTCGGCCGGTCTTACCGGAGGAGGATTCCTAACGAATCTAAGTGTGGCCATGCTGTTTTCTTCAATGGTGTCAACCATCAGTCAAACTCTTGCTAAGGGCCCGATATTGTACGGTAAGTACCGTTATGATTGGCTTAATACATTTATAAACAATGGACCAAGACGTAATCATGCATGGTATTATACTTCTGTAGGATTATATAATTCAATGATAGGTATAACGGACCAGGATAAGTATGAACGAAATTTTGCTCGTGGTTTATCTTCTGTTAAGTACATGAAGTCCGGTGTATATCCTATGATGGATACCAGTATGTCATCTAAATGGGGAACCGGTAAAAACGATAATGAGGGACGATTCTTATTTGTTAATAATATAGATCGTGAATCTTCGTTATTTTTATCATTTGGTGATCCAGGTGAAAAAGGAGATGGTAAATTGAAATATTTATTGGAATATCCGAACTATGTCTACAACTACGACAGTAGCCGTATAGATGATTCGGTTATTGCTGGAAGCGATGTTGTAGCAGGAAGAACATTTGAGCAATCCAAATCAGTTTCATACATCTGTTCTCCGTATATGAGGCTTATGAGATATAGGCCGGATCAATATGGTCAAATAGAAGATATAAAATGGATTTCCATAGGTGGATGTGGATTTTTCACTAATGAAAAGAAACTGATGTTCGGTGGTGATACGGTGATAACCAGATTTTCATTAAAGAGAAAATTTCCTGTTTTTTATAATAGTGCTTTTGGTATTGGAGATATGATACCTTTCCCTTACATGGATTATAGAAATGTAGGATATCCAAGATATTTTGTTAATTATGATACAGGGGAAGATGCGCTTGAAACCACGGATAACGAACGTTTCAATAGTTGGACATCGTCTAATAAAGGAAGATATGCTTTTTACCCAAACAGGAAGAGCTTGTATGAATTGAATGGTGACACCTCCGGTAAGTATGTAGATGGCAGATTTTATACATGGTTCTATGGTATTCCTCAGTTCCTTGTAGAGTCTGAAATAAATTGTAATTTCAGATTAGAGGGCCCTCAGCCTCATGAATTATTCTATCCAAAAGTAGGAGATTTTGTTTGGTGGACACAAGAAAAGAACGTATCTATCCATAGAGACAATGATTACAAGATAAGTCCTATCTATTCATCAAGAATGACATTAACACCTAATGTATTGCCGGCAACATACGAACGTCGTTTTTATGATTGTGCTTACCAGCGACCTAATGGTGTTATATGGAGTAGGGCTGACGTATCTGAAAACAGTCAAACAGATCCGTGGCTAACGTACAAGCCTATGGACTATCATGAGTTCCCAACCAGCAACGGTAAGCTTATTCACATGAAGCGTATTGAATCTGATCAGATCCTTGTCAGGTTCGAGGACCAGGTTTCACTCCATAACGCCATAGACGTAATCAAGGAGCGCACCTCCCCAGGGCAGGCTGAGATGGGCACCGGCGGTCTGTTCGCGTCCCGGCCTCTGGAGTACAACACGACCGACCTCGGTTATTCTGGAACACAGAGCACTGAAATAATTAGTTCAGAATTTGGTCACTTCTGGGTAGATACTAAAAGAGCACAGGTATTTATGACCGATCCGAACGGACGTAATCTCAAGGAACTTAGTGTAGGTATCAGGCATTGGCTCAAGCGTCATCTTCCTTTTAAGATTCTTAGATACGGAATAACCAACATCTTAACCGGCACAGAGATGACAGAAGAAGATACAGACAATAAATTTATCGGTCTTGGTCTGTCTCTTGGATGGGATAACAGGTATAAGAGGGTACTTATCACTAAAAAAGATTATATACCTGTTAAGAACCCGGCATATTACAAATATGATGGTGGAAGGTTCTTGTACAATGAAACAGAGGTACTGTCAAACGATAAGGAAATATCTTTAAAAGACGAACAGTATTTTAAAGACGTGTCGTTCACTATCGGATATTCGTGTCTGAAGCAAGAATGGATTTCTTATTATTCGTTCTGTCCTGACTATTATATAGAACAGCAACAATATTTCCAGACAGGAATAAACTTCCCGGCATCAGACGAAGAAGGTGGCTTATGGAGTCATTTGCTGACGAATAAGAGCTTCCAGACATTCTACGGAGCAACATATCCATTTATATTAGAAGTGCCGATAAAAGAGAAATATAATGGCTCTACGCTGGCTTCTGTAGAATACGAGCTTGATGCAAGGAAATACGTCGATGATGTGAATTACACACTTGATAGAAAAGTAGGTTTAGATACGATAACCATCTACAACGACACAAACAACTCAGGTGAAATTCATCTTGTTCCAGAAGAAAAGAATAATTTAGCGCAACGTATATCGTATCCGAAGATCGTAGGCGACCATACTGAGGTCCTGGATACTGAGATATATAGAAGACATAAGTTAAATGACTTCTTTAATAGGGTTGACGATGACCGATCTGAAACACCTATCTGGATCAAGGACGATAACGATATAAATAAGTCAGTTAATCCTGATGCTCTTAATTTTAGACGGTCATGGCTGGACAGGTTAAGAGGAAGTTGGATGCTGATGAGGATAAAGAAAGTAATTAGCAACCGGAAAATTATATTCCAGTGGTTGATTTCTGAAGATAAGATTAAGAATAGATAAATTACAATATTTAATAAGTTGAAAATAAGTAGTTTTTATTTTGTGATTTAATAATAGTTGAATATATTTGTAGCGCCTATCGATCCATCTCGGACAGATAGGCGCTTATTTATTAACAATAAAATGATGTAAAATTATGAAAAGTAACGTGTTATTGCAATCAGAAAGCAGAGAATTGTTGGGTAGAAACATCTCTGTTATGTCAAAAGACGGTTTTGTGTGTATAACAGAGGTGATGGAAGCTTTGACTGAAAAGAGGGAAAAACATGGTTTGGCTCCAAAAAGATTAGATGATTTAATGAGTACAAAAGGATTTCAAGAGAAAATGTATGCTTTAGTTAAGAGACTGAATATAAACAATATATGTACTGCGGTAAAAATCGCAGTACAAAAAAACGATCTGTGTATTAGCAAGTTGACTGATCTTAAAAAATATCATATGGCTTACAGAAAAGGAAAAGGAAAAGATCAGAAATGGTTTGTGGATCCTTATTTCTTTGTAATGGTTGCATTGGAATTAGATCCAGATATATATGCGAGTGTAGTTATATGGCTTACTGATGGCCTTATCAAGAATAGAAATATGGCAGGTGATGCTTATATAAGAACATGTAAATCTGTAGGATCACTTGTAAAAAACAAAAATGAATTATCTGATAAGATAAAAAGGATAGCAAAGGCTATTAATTTTATTGTATTCAATAAACATGAGGATGGAATAAGAAATATGGCAACGGAAGAACAACTTAATGATATAACGGAATTAGAAATAGCCATAAGTTCGATAATAGACGGAGGATTTATAACAAACTACAATGATCTTATATCTTATTTAGGCAAGGAGTGGAAAAAAAGATGGGGTAATCCAATTATGGCTCTAAAGTAATTTATCCAAACTAATACATTTTAAATCATTTTAATTTGTAAATCATATTTTAGTGTCTATATTTGCATCGTAATCAAGAGAGATTATAATACAAGACAGTGGTGATGGAAGGTGATACTTCGGTTTGTGTCATAGGTTCGAGTCCTATATTTTTCATGCAAGAAAAATTAGATCAGTTGGTAGATCAAAACCTCCTTTCATATTAAAACACATTCCAGGTTCTCCCTGTTTTAATAAAATATATAGATGGTGAGGAGTTCGGTTACTTCGAAAATTAGCGTAGTGGATAACGCGGTATTATGTAAAAATACTTTTCATTGGTTCGAATCCAATATTTTCATTTTATCCGGCTCCGTTTTTCCTCTGTTTGAAATATATAAAAACTAATGAGTGGTGATGAGGTTAGTTACTTCGAATTTAGCTCAGATGGATAGAGCGATACTCTTTTAAAGTATAGGTCGATGGTTCAAATCCATTATTTCATTGTTTACACTAACTTCAGCTTTTCCCTCATTGAGTATTCATTTTGATATATTTTTTTTCAAGCAGTGGTAGTAATATCACTGCTTTTTTTGTATAACACTTTAAAGAAAACAACAACAAATGGGAAAGTTTAACAAAAAGGATGAAGGTGTTAAACCTACGATCGTGAATCACATGGGAGAGAAGGCGTATAAGCCTAACGCAGAAGAAGAGTTGGTATCTACGGTAATGACTACCATGTTATCTGATTCTTATTATGAGAAAGAAAAAGATAAAGTAGAAAGAATTAAGAGCCTTATGGATCAGGTGGATCCGTATTTCGCAGCACAAACAGCATTGTATGTCAGGAAAGAAGGAAAGCTTAGGTCAGTAACGCATCTTATGGCTTCTGTCCTTGCCAGCAAAGCATCGGGTAAGGAATGGGCTTCAAGGTTCTATAATAAGATCGTTATGCGCCCTGATGATATGAGCGAAATCCTTGGCTGCTATGCGGCTCTTAACGACAAAAATCCAAAGAAGTTAAGAGGAATATCCAGCGCTATTAAGAAAGGATTTAAGACGGCTTTGGAAGGTCTTGATCCGTATCGGATTGATAAGTATAAGATGGACAGTAGGGTCATTACTATGGTTGACTTAGTAAACTTATTTCACCCTAAAGGCAATCAGGCTAACAAAACGGCTTTCCAGTACCTTATAGAAGGTAGGTCTTTGTCTGGATTATACGAAAGCAAGATTCTTGAAAAAGAAATGTCTAAAGCCGGACAGGACAAGAAAGACAATAAGGAAAAGAAAGAAGCTTTAGGTGACGCTATTCGGGACGTGGTTTCTAATGTAAAAGGTATGCCTATTTTTAATATGGTTCGTAACCTTGTAAACATAATCAAATACGCACCTGATCAAATAGATGAAGTTTGTAGGCAGCTTACAATAGAAGAGAAGGTGCTTAATTCGAAGATGCTTCCTTTCCGTTTTGCTTCAGCTTTCAAAGAGGTTGAAAATATAGGCACTGATGGTTCCGATAATGATATTGTATTTGAGTCGGATAAAAAACGTGCTAAATTAACAGCGCGTAACAAAGATAAGATTTTAGATGCGTTGGAGAAAGCCATAACCATCTCCTGCAAGAACCTGCCGGTATTGGAGGGGCGGTCGGCTATCCTGATTGACCACTCTGGCTCTGTACGTGGAGATATGGGAGGATCTTCTGAGGTGTCTGCCTTTAGCCAAACAAGTACGGCTGTCATTGGTAACTTGTTTGGCTGTATGATCGCATCTGTGCTTCCTGACGTATTTATTGGTATGTTTGGTGACGACCTTATCAATTACGAATACGATAGAAGTAAAGGTGTTTTATGGAATAACAAAAAATCTTTTACTGCCGGAGGAGAATGCGGTGGTGCTACCGAAAACGGTCTTTTTGCATTCTTGGATAAGTGCGTTAAAGATAAGATCAAAGTAGATAACTTGTACGTTATTTCAGATATGCAGATAGGAGACGGTGAATCTGTTGTATGGGAGAAAACCTCCGGTTATGGATATGGTAAATTCGCCGAACTTTTGAAAGGGTTCAAGAAAGTGAATCCAAATTGCAAAATCGTTTCTATTTCTATTCAAGGATATGGAAGTGAGATGTTTTACAGAGGATCTAATATCTTGAACATAGCTGGCTGGTCAGAATCTATCTTCGATGTTATTAACAGCAAGTTCTGCGGATATAAGAATATGATTGAGGAAATTAAGAAGATTAAGATTTAAATCTTACATTCGTACTGTTTTCATAAGAAGAGATTTATCATAACAAGCCGGAGAATGAATGGTGGCATTCTTCGGCTATTTTGTTTACATTTGTTGAAAAAAAAAATGAAAGAAAAAGAATTTGATTTTGTGATATATCCACTAAAGTTGATTATCACCATAGGGTTAGATTACAAAACACTGTGTGATCGTTTTGAGAATGCAGAACCGGATCATGAAGGAGAGTGGGGAAATGAAGGCGATTTAGATTCAAAAGCCTCTTTCTTGAATCTTGTTCGTGATAAGGGGGATGATAGAGCTTTTAAGTTATTATGGAACTTTCAGAGTGAGAATGAGATGACTATGCGAAACATATGTCATGAATCATTTCATGCAGCTATGTCGGTATGCCAACATTGTAATATGTCTCTTGGTTTTAAAGTGGGAGAAGATGAACACGCAGCTTACATAGCTGGATTTGTTGGTAACTGCGCAGGTGAAATGTTTGGATTCTTAGAGGAAGAAAAAGATGGCAAAGAAAAATAAAAATTATGTAAAGGACAAACAACCAAAAACATTATGGAATAAAATTGGTCCGTTTGTAAAGCTTAGAGAATATCTGGCATCTAATATAACACCTGATGTGTATGCTAACGAAAGAGGATTGAAAACCAAAATAATGGAATTTTTTGGTCAAGATGTTCCGAAAGCCAATGTAGATGATTTTAGTCAGAATCTTTGGTTTAGATTCTTAAACCAACCAAATAACCTGAAAGAGGAAAACGGGATTGTTAGAATACCAGACAATATCAAATCCATTATATCTGACAGGATAAATGGTGGATGGGAGAAAATGGCTAAAAAATATGGAAGGGAGCTTTATTCCTTAGATAATAAGATAATTGATGGAAGAGTTGCAGGCAAGGACGTATCTGATTTGGAGGAGTTAAGGAATGTAACAAGTAGGAAACTTGGAATGGTAGAAGAGGGTATAGATCTCTTAAAAAAAGCCAGAACTGGGGAACATCAGGTATTTAACGAATATAATTTTATACCGGATGCTTACGGAGATTTAAATGATTTATCAGGCTTATCAAGTTTTACCATGTACCGTGATGATAGAGGTAGGATGGTTGTGAAAGATAAGTACGATTTTTATAGAGATGACCAACCTTTTGGTGTTGGGGTTGTTACTAAGACTCTTGATACAATAGGATATCCTTTTGAAATAAGGGATTATGTAGAAGATAAAATCCCATACGAAGAGAGTGATCCAAACAAGATCATGCTTAGATCTATTATTGATTCAAAGAATGATTTGGATAAAAGGATGGAGATAAGATCCAAAAAACAAGGAGGGGATTCTTCTAAGCCGGAAATAGATTGGGATTTATTCAAATCAAAATATGAAAATATGAAGCGCGTGGGCAAGGGTACGCACCGCACTATGGACGTAGATGGAATGAATATGATCTATGATGCTTTATATGATAAAGGTTTCAATCAACGCCAGATAGAAGCCGTACTTGGAAATATTATTGAAGAATCTGGTGGTAATCCCTATGCCGTATCTGATTATGGAGGGTTTAAGGGACTTTTCCAAGAATCTGATAAAAGATATCCACCCAAAGAGTTTGAGAAAGATAAAGAGCGATTTAAGGGGAATAAGCGTGGATATATCAATTACATGATAGACAGATTTTATGATCATGTTCAAGATGCTGGGATGTATAGTATAAAGGATACTAAATACAATAAAGCCATTCATGCAGTAAGCGAATTTATGTCAGAAGATCCAGATACGGATTATTCGTATCCACTTGTGTATGCTTTTGAAGCTCCATCAGATAAAGAAGGAACTTATGAAAATAGAAAGAGCGTATCAAATTTGATAAGCCAATCTTATGTTTTGGATAATGTTGATAAAAAGGATAATGATAATACTATTGTTGATGCTATTCTTGGAATAAAAAATGATCTTGAGCTACAAGACTCTATTTCCACTACAAGAGGTGAAGCCTTTAAAGAAGCCAGGAAAAGAGGTCTTAAGGAATTTACATGGAATGGAAAGAGATACAATACCAACATGAAGAAGGAAGGTGGCGTAGTTGGCAAGCAGCGTGAAGCATATGAATACTTTACTAATAAGCGCGGCATGTCCAAGATACAGGCGCTTGCTATCATAGGTAATCTCATGGCTGAATCCGGCCTTAAAGATGACATATACGGAGACAACAAAACATCATACGGCATACAGCAATGGCATAATGAGCGCATGGATAAATTGTTCAAGCATGCTAAAAAGAAAGGTCATTCTACACCAACATTCAAAGACCAACTTGAGTTCTTGGCTGACGAATACGAAGGAAAGACCGGATATTCTAATTTCTTATACACAAGAAAAGGAAAAGAAGGACCAGGGTATTACAACTACAGCCGGCAGGACTTTATGAACGCCGATAACCTTAAAGATGCTGTAATAGCTTGGAACCAAGGAGCGGGGCGCCCTCATAAGAGTGTTATAAGAAATGATGACCGTTATAACTATGCTATGGAAGTTGCTAAAAATCTTGGTTTGGAAATTGAAGAAAATTCAGTATCTTTGTATGGTCAAATGGGATTCGGAGATGATGGTGAAATAGCAGCATCAGTAACACTTCCAGAGGTAGAAGTGGCAGCCGCCCTTTCTAACCCGGAAGCCCCGTCCCAGGAGGGACAGTCCGAGGAAGAGAGATTCCGTACATGGACTGAAACGTATGGTAAGGACATCGTAAATCATTTACTGACGTTAGACGGGAAAAAGGATGGTGATGACAGTGATTATAATATGATGTATAGACAGAATCAAAAAGAAAGCGAAGAGGATAAGAAAATGGCTTTGATTAATGCCGTGCTTCCCAATATTCAGCTTCGCATTAAAGGCGTCACCGAAAATTAGAACAAGAGGTATTTTTTTTCTTCATTAATAAATCGAAGCCGGATTTGAGACTCGTTACACGGATACCGAAGGTTGAAGAACGATATCAAGATAATCCGGCTTTTTTGTGCAATTTCGTGAAGGATGGAACTATCATCGTCTTGGTTTAACAGAACAGACCTACGTACCTCCACTGTCCTGACGGGCATGGACGCCCGTCTCGCCTACCAGCCTGCCTAATTCTCCACTGGCTACCTAATATAACTATTAACGTCACTCCATCACCTATCTCCCTTCAGTCGATAGGTTCAGTCGTTTTTAAATATTATAAGTTCTTTCGCATCGTTCCCTTCGGTCACGATACTCAATCTTTTAACACAATTAGGCAAACAATATAATAACGGAAAAAGTAATTTGTCAATCTGTTCACTCACTTAACTCCCTTCGGTCGTTAAGTTCATTCACTGTAAACAATTATATGAATAAATGGTAAAGTATATAAAATAATATAAATAATATAATGAGTAAGATCATTGAAAATGGTCTTAATATTAAGGAAAACGGAGACTATTCATAGGCGTAGTTTTAATTCAAGATTTGTTGTCCCACCCCTGACGGTCAGGCGGTTACGTTCAGAGTCGTTTTCCCGTCTCTTATCCAAACCGTCATAAAACAAAAAACCTTGTATCCTATTTCTCTCAAACCGGATACAAGGCTGTGCATTTTCTTCTTTGAGCGTATGATGAAAAACCATATCTTTGCACTAAAACAATAAAATAATCATGGAGACAAAATTAAATGAAATAATAGATCCTCACAAGTTACACGACAAGCTCTTTAAGAAAGAGCAGGTCTCTCCGATAGAAGTTATATACAATAGCTTCAGCAACTTAGGGTACAATGTAGTACGCCGTCCAGCCGGTCAGTGTTTAGGCAATTTGAGATATTTTAATCTATTTTATGACAAACATACTCATCATTTCTATCAGAAAGACAGGAAGTTGAGATATTGTAGCAACTTTCTCATATCTGATTACTGGAAAGATAGAGTGCGATGTTTCATAGTTTGGAACTTTGGTTTTGGAAGATTCTTTCCGTACAATGACTTCATAGAGGCTATGGTTTATGACTATCTTCGATATGGAAGAAAGTCAGTTCCTTATCTTAAAAGCGTGCAAGAAGCCGAAGAAAAGTGTGTAAGGTTCTATATCCGGTCTCAGATAGATATGCTCCGTAAGGAAGGATATGCCGCATACCGGGCTAAGTTTAAGGAAGAACGTCCTCAGTATTTCATCGGAGACAATAGGACGGTGTTTAGATGCCTTGACAGCTCTTTGAAAAGAGAAGAGAAGATTGCTGCATGCGTAGCCCACAAAAGGGCTTTGAAAGAAGGTATTATAACTTCCTTTATCAATCATCTCAAGAAACATCCTACCACCTTGTATTCTTGGTTTTCGTCAGAGGTGGACAGTGAAGGAAAGAATAGACTATGTTTATCTGACAAAGCCGTTTCGTATTTAAATAAGAGGATGGTTCGCAATGGATTAAAGGCCCTTTCGGCATCATATCTTTTTAGGTCGTTCAGAAAAATGGTGAAGACTCTGTTTGGTTCCAATGTCAGGTCGTTCTTGAATAGCTGCCTGATGTCTGTTTCAACAGAAGAGGTTTTAACCAAGTCCATGAAAAAAATAGTTTCCAAGACGGTGCTGTTTTTGTACAAGAGAGCGCTTAAAAACTATCGACGGGCATGCGGCCTTAAGTATGATCCTGATTCGGGTGGTTTGTCTGCCGTACATGATTGATTTTTAAACGTATCCCATAACGTTGGATTTTCTCGTTCGTTTCTCTTATCTTTGTGAAAAAAGATAGTATGAAATTACGAATCATAAAAAATCGTCCGATATTCGCTCCTGGCGGTAGTGTTCAGGATAAGAAACAGGATATTAATGTATCCTCTACTCAGCCTATTCTTGATTATGGAACGCCTGTTAATAAATGGGGTGAATCTGATATTCAGAATATATATATGCCTTCTGATGTGATTTTAGAAACAGAGGAGGGGGAGATAAATCCATTTAGTAGTATGCCTACATCCGATCCGTTTTTTGAAAATCATGATGCAGGATATGCAGGATATCTCGCTGATAATAGGGGTATGGTTAAAAACGTAGAGAAATCAGTCGTTGATAATGCAATGAATGTAGGTGGTGTTGATTCTGATTCCTCTAAAGAAAAACGTTCCCAAGATGGGAATCCTCTGGATCCTATGACTGCTCCTTATTATTCTCCTGATCTTGGAGGTCGAGCTCAAATGTTCGGTACAAGTCTTGGTCGGATAAGAGCAGGTAATAAGGTCGGCGCTAATGTGGCACAGGCTGCTTTTTCTGGATTGAGCCTTGGCATGGGTCTTGCTCGTAATATCATGGGAGCTTCATCTGCTGCGTATGCAGCCAGCAGAGACGAGCAGGCGGCAAGGGAAAAGCTCGAAAAAGAGCGCCGGCAGCAGTTTATCCGATGGGAACGTGAAGGCGGTGGCGTTAATCTTGGAAATGGTCAGAGAATAGATACGTCTGATTTGACAGGAGAATACATTTACTCTCTTCCTAAATCTATGGAGGATAATGCTAATGTTGAGATAGAAAAAGGAGAATACGTTTCGACTCCGGATGATGTTGGTCCTATGGAGGCAAAAGGCAACAGGCATGAAGACGGTGGCACTCCCGTTGATTTGCCAGAAGCTCATATTATTTCAGATTACCGTACTATCGATGATGATTTCGCTTCTTACGTAAGGGAAAATTATGGCATTAGCGCTACGGAAAAAGATACGTATGCTACGCTTCTTGATAGATATAAGAAAAAAATAGGATTGTCCGAAAAGTATGATGATCAGGAACGTGTTTTCAAGAGGTTAGAAAAGAATAAGGATGTTAAGGATAAAAATACTTCTGAGTTGAATAAGTCCATTCTTTCCAAGTACGTAAATGATAATCAAAAGGAAATAGACGAACTTGAGGTGCAATTCAGGTCTTTTGCTGATATTGTCTATAACAAACAAGAGGAATCCAAGCGCCAAGAAAAGATAGATGCTTTTTTTAGGGATGGCGGGGTTGTTGATCTGAATCAGGTAAAGAAACAAGCTAAGGCTTTTAATATTGCAGAATCAGATGCTAAGAACTGGATATATGACGAGTATGTTAAGCAAACCAGAAAAATGGCTGAAGGTGGACCTACTCAGAAGGAGCTGGAGGAACTTAGAAAGAATGCTATTGGCTACAATAAGCTTATCAATCAGTTATTTGGACGAACTCTTAATATGACTGTATCTGATGTTAGTGGTCGTGAGCAGATTCTTAATCCTGATTCCAGTGTCAATGCCAACCAGAATCTCCAACATAGAAGCAATTTAGGATACGGCAGGGTAAATGATAAGGCGGTATCTAATTTGCTCGACATAAACCGATGGGCTAACAAGTACAATACGGATGGTGATTTTGATACAGAAGGTTTCCAGAAAGGATACAACAGGCAATTAAATGCATTGTGGGCGTTAGCTGATGTAGGCGCTATTACGAATGCTGATGCAGCCAAGAAATTCAGAGATGAATACGGATTCTGGGGCCAGGACGCCGGAAGCTACGGAGGGAATCAGGCTTATAATTCATTTGCCGTAGATGATAAGTTTGGTCAGACAACAGCTACTCGTTCTTATTATGGGTTGGACGTTGTTTCGGCAGAGCAAAAAAGATTGTTAAACGAAAAAGGGATAAAGAATTATGTTGACTTATTTGGTGATAAATCTGATGCCGCTAAGAAGATTCTGGGCTCCGATTATAATAAGTTTGTTGCTTTAAGAGATAGTGGGTTAATGCCGGAAATAGACTTCGTTCTTGAGTCTGTTAAACCAGAAATGAAGCCTATTGAGGCCGGTCCCGTAGCACCAGGCCTTACACCGCCTAAGATTGGATCTACTGGAAGGATAGAGGTAAAACCGAAAGCAAGTACGCCTACGACTGCAACCGACACCGATACAGAGGAGGTGGTTGAAGACAACGGACCTAAAGGACAGGGCAGACCGGCGGCGTTCGGTCCTATTTTCCCGGAGATGCTGAGAACGCTCGATACAGGCTTGGAGATAGAAGGTCTGGAAAGGCATCAGGCTCCGAGAATAGACCCGGTTCTTCAATCTGCTGATCAGTATATCAACGAGCTCAACCGCGCGACATCGGCTCAGTTGGACGCAGTAGGTGACGTGCCCGACTCCCAGCGCTCTGCTATTCTGGCTAATATGAACGCCATAGCCGGAAGCAATATAGCCAAGTACATTAACGAAGTAAATTTCAATAACGCAAGGCAAATAAACGAAGCTGATAGATTCAATGAAATGGCTTATGTTCAGACAGACGATAAGAACATAGTGGAAAGGCAACGTTATGAATCTGGGTTATTGAAGGCTATGGCTATAAGGGATGAAAATCTTGCTCGTTATTATGACAGCATAAACAGTGAGATACAGAATAAGTTCAATGTTCGTACATCGTTGAATACCATAGCTTCCATAGCTCCGAATATGAGAATGCTTCCAAGTGGTCAAATTATTTACGTTCAAGGTAATCAGGATGTGATGAATATGGGTGATTATTCTACACCTTACTTGAGACGTTTAAATGAAGAAGATGATGAAACTAAAAGAAGAAGGAGGACCAAATAGTGGCTTCACAGTATAGTATTTTAAGGCAATATGCCCCGTATGTTAGTCCTTACAACATAGATCTTGTTAAGGACGTCATGATGTACAAACAGCAGAAGGTTGATGCTGCTCGTGAAAAGATCTATACCCAGGTAGATTATCTTATGGGTCAAGAGATAGATAAGCCTGAAGCCCGCGCTTATATGGAAGATAAGATGTCAGGTGTGATTGCTAACATCAATCAAAAATTCAAAGGCGTAGATCTTTCTTCTGATGGTGTTACGAGAGCCATACAAGGAGAGATAAGTTCGGTGTTAGATGATACGGTCATTAACGCGATTGCCGGCACAAAAGAAGGCAAGAGGGTTATGAAGGAAATAGAATCTATAAAACAGAATCATCCTGAACTTTATTCTCCTATTAATGAATGGCATGCTTTGGACCCTTATTACAAATGGAGGTCAGATGGTAAAGCAGGATCAAGGTTGGGAGGTCTTCATTATTCTCCTTATGTCGATTATACTAAGGAGATAAATAAGCTGGTCAGTGATTTTAGGAAAAACAACGAAGGCAAGAAGATTCAGACAACAGAATATGATGTTAAAGGTAATCCTACTGGTGGAATCATAGAAGTCAACGTAGATGAGCTTACTGATTCCCAGATAAGGAATTTTGTGTCTGCTAACTTATCTGAAAACATGAGGAATCAGATGAGAATAGAAGCATCATACATGGCAGCTACCAATCCGGTGTTCAGTAATCCGGATTTGGTTAGTCGATACATTGGATCTTATGTCGAAAGATACGATAGGCACATAGGAGCATTGGAAGCAAAAAAGAAATCAGTAGGGGATAATAAGGATATTATTGATCGTATTGACAGTCAGATACAGGAAGCTAAAAATCAGAAAGCAGAAGCCAAGAGGGAGGCAGATATGATAATAGCTTCATCAGATCCGGTAGCGGCTGCTAATTTTGTTGTTACCAATAATCTTTTCGATAAGATGACTGATGCATGGAGATACGACAATACAAGTTTTGAAAGGAAGAAAGATGATCTTTATTTTGCAAGGTTGGCAGAGGATAGGGCTCAGCAAAAGTTTTTGACTGATAATGCTAAGTCTATGGTTGAAATATCGTTGGCAAAAGAGCAACTTGCACAGGCTAAGATTGAAACCGAATACATGCGTACTTACGGTTCCAAGATGGGCACTGAAAGCTCATCCGGAGGCACAAGAGGAGCAGGCGGTGTAGGAGTGCCGATGGCTCCTATGGACGGGCCTACGGCTATCAATTCTGGAACGGGTAAGATAGGATCTGTTAATTTGGCTAATATCCCTTATGAACAACTCACATCTTCTTCCACAGAGCGTAGAGCAAATTTATTGAAATTATATAATTCATTATCTCCTACAGACAGAAGTAATATCGTTGCAGCATCATACGAAGAAGAAAAAACTGACCCAGGATTGTATGCTAATATGACTCCTGAAGAACGGATATATTCTTATTTAAAAAATAATGGAGGTCAGAAAAACGGATATTTTGGACAAGGAAATAACAGACAGTCTGAAGCTTATGATGCTTTACTTCTTTCTGATTCTAAGGCAAATGGAGCTACAAAGGCTATAAATAACATAACTGATTATCAAATAGATAATATAGTTACTAAAAAAAATAAGGATATTATCAGTAAAGTTCGTAATGCTAAGTTTATGAAAGGAAATTCTTTTATAAATCTTACCGATACAGATGATAAGGCTGGAGCCTTCCTGCTCGCCACAGCCATAACAACTGGTGTATCTGATGCCGTAGGGTTCAGAGAATACATGATGGACCCTTCAAGAGGAATAGATATTCTTAGTGCTATATCTCCGTCATTAGGAGCTAAGGCGAGTGCCGGCAAGTTGGGGAAAAACATATCTGATGCTATTACAAGCGAGAATAATGGTTCTTCTACTGGTACATTGGCTCTTATTAATGGAATGAAGAAACTCAACGGCGATCCTGATTTTAATATATCAGATTATATGACCATAGATAAGGATGGTGATATAGATTTAAAAGATTATCAGGAAGGTGAACCATTAACTATTACCCAGCTAAGATATGCTGAGAAAAACAGTAGAGTGTCTGATATGATAGCAGGTCAGATGCAGGATGAGATAAAAATGTCTGTATCTCCTGATCAGATTTCTGATAAGTTATCTCAGTATCATTACCTTGATTCTTACAAAAGATACAATTGGAATGCGGATTCACCG